GACGAGGGACAAGGTTGAAATCTTGGCCTAATCGCGTGGAGGCCAACGTGAACTTGCCGAGCCGCTTCCATGTCAGAATCAATGTGTATTGGGTACATCATCAAAACAAGGAGGGTTGGTCATGAAGTACGGCGTGCAGTTTGGACAAGGAAACTTTCTCAAGGACGGACGCCTGGTTGACGTTGTAGAATTTGCAGATGGAGCTTCAATGCGTGCGTGGGTCAGGGAGGCACCCACTCGGCGGGAAGAGATTTCCGCGAAGGCTTATGTCACAAATCTTACGAACAGCCGCAACGTGAGTGTCAAGAAGGCGGCTGTAAGTCCAGACGATCCTGGGGTTTCAGGATTCCTTGCAACAGAAATGGTTCGCGTCCCGATTGAGCAAGAATCCAAACACGATCCTGATCGAGACTGGAGGCCGTGATGTCGATTGTCTCCAATGACGATGTTGACAAAGTTGTCAACTTCCTGTATAATATACACACGGTAGAGACATATCGTTCTGCGCTGTCTGACTTTGTTGGAATAGAGCTTACGGCCACGAATGTACAGAAGATAGTCGCTACCTGGGGAGAGCTTTCAAGATCGACAATAACGATCAGAATGTCAGCCCTTCGCAGACTTGTCAAGTACAAGGTATCTATTGGAGAATGTAACTCCCCAACGCTTCTTGACACAATCTCCGTACCGGCTGGAAGGCCTCCAAAGAAACGAAGAGCGTTTACCTTAGAAGAGCTTAAGGCGTTCGTTGCGGCGGCTGAGACAGTCGAAGACAGACTTGTTACTATACTCCTGTTCGATACAGGGTTAAGGGCTGGATCAATTCCAATGATCAGGTATAAGGACCTTTCCGCCGAGTCGTTCAAGTTAGTGGTAAAGAACGACCGTGAGATTGAAGTTTTTACAACTCAGGAAATGAGAGACTTGTCAAAAAAGCTGCAAGAAACCTTGGCGGCTGCTGGAGACAGCTATGTTTTCACAAACGGGGGGAAGGAGCCAGTTTCGTACAATTTTGTACTAAACACCTTCCGTCGGCTAGCGGAAAAGGCGGGTATTGTTGGTGTAACTCCCCATAGTGCGCGTCATACGTTCGCTAACAGGCTTGACGAAGCTGGCCTGTCGCTGCCGAAGATATCTGCCCTTATGGGACACGCGAATGTAACAACCACAATGAATTACATTCATCCTGATCGTGGTTCCATGAGGGAAGCAATACAATCCATCGCGATTTCAAGGGGGTAGGAAATGCTAAATATAACAATTAGGCTACTTGTATGGTTGGCGTCGGCAATTCTGTTAGTGGCGATTGTAGGTGGATTGCTACTTGTAGCTGCACCGTTTATAGTTGTGATTGGGGCAGCAGCCCTGATCTTCGGAGTGTTATAGCCATGAATGAAAGGGGTGTGGCAAAGAAGGTTGTCTGGTGGTGTCCGAAGTGCAGGTCACCAGTAACGGCCTATTCGGACTGCCCGAACTGTAAGGCAGAAAGGGTATCATCCTGGAAATGTGACATGTGCGGGGAGATTGTTGTTGAGTCTTCGAAGTGCAAATGCGGGAGGAAGAGATCAACCGTTATCTACAACCGCATGATCGTAAAGAAGCTATTCGAAGATGCGGGGCCAAGGGGCCATAAGAATATCGACATAATCCGGAGGTATGCTTACTCTTATGCGTCCGGACATAACCTGCCGCTTCATCTTGTAGAAGACGCGCTGGCCGAAGCCTTGTTCAGCATGGTAAAGAATTTCAAACAGTACGACCAACGAAAGGGGTCGTTCAGAACATGGGCCATAACTATCGTAAAGAATGCACTAGCTGATGCAGCCAAGGCAGACGCAACGGAAAACAGGAATCTAGCCTTTAGTCTTGACACGGTTGGTGGAGGCGATGATGATGGCCTGATGATAGAAACGGTCCTTGGGTATACATTCGGCGCAGAGGATTTGATAGCTGCAGAGGAAAAGGTAAGGTTCAGAATGATGGCGACACTGGCAAGGAAGGTCTTTGGCTATGTGTCAACTGTCCTGAACGGAGAGTATGCTGATATTAGCATTTACGATCTAGCGGTGGAGGCGTACCAGGAAAGGGATGGAACTGGCTGGCGGTCAATCGTCGCCAGAAAATCTGGTATTAGCCGATCACTGTTAGGAAGGAGGCAGGAAGTCGCCAGACGAACATGGGAACACTGGAACAAAAAAGAAGAGTAAATGACATATTCATGTTTGCGGTGTGGTGGTTTAGCCAACCGCAGACCAAGGCAGACGTAGATGTTAAGTCTTCTGCGTTTAGGACGATTATGGCAAAGGCGAAGCTCCTCAAGCGAGACGGTTATGACCTTTCGCTTGTGAAGCGAGCAATCTTGACAATGAGGGCCAACGGAATTATCGTTGACACCCCTCACGCAGTAAAGTGGAGATCGCCTGATCGGTCAAAGGACTGGTATACATATTCGGCACCAACGCTATTTCCCGTATGGGATTCGTTTGCAACAGACTTGGCGAAGGATAACGCAGTCCCTCTACGTGTTGCATAACATTAGATTGGAGATATGCGCTAGGGCGGCGGAAGCTGCCCTAGCGTGATTCGTCACAATGGAAAATAAAGTTGTTTATTTTACAAAGTCGTTAATGTGGAGTGTGAAGTCAGACTTTACGTATGTGAAGTGGCTTGTTGACACAAGAGATTTTCAAGCAGACTCTATCCCGAACGCACACGCAAGGATTTTATATATCGCTGCTGCAAAAAGTTATGCAAGAATGGCTCCGCAAGGGGCTATCCCTGGTATAGCTGATGTGGTCCTGGAAATAGAGAAGTTATCCTCTCCGGAAATTGCAAACGGATGGGCTAGTAGAATAGATCAAATGGAGCAGCCAGCAATATCATTACAGAAGGATGTTGCAAATGCCCTAGCTGAAGAGTTTGACAGACGCCGCGTGAGTTCTGCGATTGAAGATTGGCTTGCTGGCGTAAAGAGTGGGCAGGTTGGTGGTGCTATCAGTAAAAGCTTCGTAGAGCTATCTGACACAATTTCTGGAATGCTTATTGGTGGCGAGTCAACTGGAAGGCCGCGAGATATTTTAGAAGCTGCAAGGTTGCAAAAGCTAAACACCCCCGAAAGCACAGGATTCCCACGACTTGACGTGGCAATAGACGGCGGTTGGATACCTTCCAAGTTCTACATAATAGGTATGCCTAGCGGTCACGGGAAAACAAGTTTGTGTTGTAACTTCGCAAGTAGGAGATGTGAGGCTGGTCAACCAACCATAATACATTCTATGGAAATGCCAGCAAGGGATTTATTGTTCAGGATGCTTTGCGATCTTGCGAATGTCTCCCTTGATGTTGCTGAGAACCCAGGCGGAAGAGCCTCAAGCGAAGACGAACTTGACAGGGTGAGATTCGCTGAGGCTTTGTTAGACGCATGGGTTCGTGTCTATGACACGCCAGCAAATGCCGTGGAAATAGAGAGGCGTATTAGAAGGCACAAGGCTGAGTTCGGCGGTGTCCCCATACTGAATGAGGTTGACCATCTTGGCATTGTCAGAAGGAGTGACCGTGAAGGCCGTGGAGAGTGGGCCGAACTAGAATCTATGGCCTACTCGCTTGTTAGCCTAGCTCAGAAAAACAACGTGCCGCTTGCGGCGTATAGCCAGGTTCCGTTTGAGGTAGAACAAGAGCTTCTGCAAAACAATATGGTTGTGTATAACAAGGATTTTCGTGGTAGCAGGGGCTTGCGAAACGCTATGGACTATGGTATAATGGGGTGTAAGCACTCTGGTATTGTTCAGGACGCCGAAACCGGAACAATGGTGCAAGACTACTCATATTTGAATCATACTGTATTGCAGGTAACAAAGAATAGGAGGACTGGTAGACAATTTTGGGGAGTATTTAGGTACGAGCCTGTCTATTTCAGGCTCACAAACGATAGAGGGCAATTTACTGCGGGAGATCGGTATGACTAAGAAAATTACCAAGTGGTACTGTCCAGAATGTGAAATCCTTTGGAATAACCTGGGATATGCACTAGACGCCTGCCCAAAGTGCAGTAGTGCAAAGTTGGAGCCTGTAGAGACTGATGCGCCTCCGATGTATGGCGAAGATACAGCAAAAAACTACATTATAAAAATGCTTTCGCAATCGGACGGATATATCGTATCGGATCAGAAGTGTTGGAGGTGTTTTGCAGGCGATCATTTTATGATATGGCCTGGGAAAAGAGACGAGAAGGATTATACGATAGTTACGCCCCTTCTCTTAACCCCACAATGCCCACTAAAGGTGTGGGAATATGCCGACAAAACGGCGTTCAATATTACAAAAGAAGATTTTTTAAGGAGCTTACAGGTAGAATAAAATGGACACGAAAGAGATTTACACGGCACTATCAGCCGAGTTTCCTCAAAACGCTTATAATACAGACAAGAGCCGTGGATTCCCGCTTATTGGAATCCGTGGTGCGTTTGTTATAGAGCGACTAAATAATGTATTTGGCCTACTGGGAATGGGGTGGAGATACTCTCACTCACCGTTTGTAGAACACGGCAAGGAAATTGTTACAGAGGTTGCACTGCAATATAGAGTTACAGATAAAGGTACGAAACCTTTTGTTTGGGACCCAATGCAAGAAACATTTGCTCCATTACAAGATGCTAGTTCTGTGTGGTCGGAGCCTATATATGGGGTTGGTGGAAATGCAAAGGGGAGTGGAAGCGTCCCCGTATCAGATGCACAGAAAAGTGCTATCAGTAATGCACTGGGCAAGGCAGCTTCCAGAATGGGGGTTGGTATAGACGCCTATAAAGGGAATCTGGCGACAAGTGATGGGGAGATTGTTCTGAAAAGCGATAGTGGGGCAACCCCCGCCGACGAATCTAATCTTATCAAGCTGTTGATGAAGAAAATGCTCCTTGAGGCTCCGGATACCTATGATGCTATTGCAAAAGAGAATGAACTTGCCGCAGCCCACCGGAAAGGTCTTGTTGCACAAATTAAAACGGCGATTAAGACTGCAGGACTTTCAGAGTTTGTGAGTAATAGCCTGCAAGCTATTGTTGGTGACAAAAAAGTGAAGTCCATTGAGAATCTGTCTGCTCGGCAGTTGCTTCTACTTAACAATGTTGCCAAGACGATCTCAGCAGGGGAGGTTACCTGGAAACAGGCACTAGAGATTACAGGGTCCCTTGGTGAAAAAACGTGGGAGGTAGCACTTGCTGAATTTATAGCAGCCTCCGAAAAGAATGAAGAAGATGGGAGCTAAAGACCTGATCATTCAGGATGCGTCATTCCCAACGCTAACTGGCGACATAGTAGAAGATACCGATACTATCATCGGAGAGCTTGCTGTCGGGAATTTTGTGGTTGAGCGTGGAATGGCCAGGCTATATATGGTCTGGCGTTCCAAGCTCTTCCTCCAGCTAACGTCGCCAGAGTCAAAGTGTAATTCTTGCGGGTTTGTATTTGACGGCGCAGATGATACTTGCCCGAAGTGTGGTGGTGGAACACTAAGTGTTTCTGATATCCCTGTATATCCAACACTAGAGGCGTACTTGTCATATGTCGCAGACATGACAGGGAAAAGTAGGCAGACGTTATTCAGTAGGCTAAAAGTGTATCGTGTACTTTGTGACGATAGGGAAGTTATACCAGAGTCTGCCTTCAAGTTATTGCTTTTAAGCTCTGGCGCAGCATCGAAGTTGGCGTCTGCCGATGAGGGTAGCGATAACCTAGCACTTGAAAACAACTCATGGCAAGATACGGTCAACAAAGCACTAGACACGGGTTCAAAGTCCGGTGCGTTGGAGTATATAAAATACGACGTACTCCGCGAGACGAAGATCACATCATCGTTTGATGTCGCCGCTAGAACTGGGATTGTGTACAGAGAATACACGGAGGACGGTGGCGATCAGTATGTTTTGGAAGAGTACAAATTCGTACTAGACGGAAACTGGCCAGATCAAGTTATTGATTGGTTCACAAAGAGATTGGGATCAAAAGTTGAATAATTCTCAACAAAGTACAGTTACTCCAGTATAATATGCGTAGGGCAAAAGCGGGGTGATGGTTTTAGCAGGGTAACGCTAGGCTCCCGTTGAAGCCTGGGCTTAATTTGTGCTGGATGAATCGACAGGAAAGTCCAAAAGCCCCTGGCAGCGGAATCGCATAAGTCCCCAGGGGAAGCGGAATGAACTGTTGAGGACAGACACTGCACAGGAATAAACGGGTAAATAGGTCCGACCTTGGAAAATGAGACCTTCTCGGCACCTGTAACAAGATCGCGCGAAATTCGTTGTGGTGAGGGTGATACCTCAAGCAACGAAAGGGAATACACGCACTCGGCGTTATATAAATGAATCAAGCGGCGCGTGGTGTAGACCAACTGCAGATTTGGTTACTCTAGGGTGCGAATCGGGGGGCCACAAAACCAGCTTCGCGAAAAAAGTCCTACGTGCGTCTGCCCTAGTAGGACTTATATGTCGCGACTGAACGAACGGGTGGACGCGGATAATATAAGGTTCCAGGCAAACTGAAGTCTATCAGGTTTAGCCAGATCGCGCAATACGCCAGGAACCGAAAAGGCACAGGGCCGAAGCGATTTGAGTAAGCCCTGTGCCTTTTTTTATTCTATCCTAAAAATGAGTAGTCCGTGAATCCTTTATCATTTGCAAACAAATTGCCAACACCATTCCTGACAATGACAAAACTCTGCATCATTAACGGAGATGTGTTGTCAATCCTGTTCACGTAATCGAAGTATGACTGATCTGCCAGGCATCCGTTGTCAATAATAATACTTTTGCCAGAATCGTCGAACCCCTTGCTTACCTTGTGCTGGTGGTGAGTGATTATATGCTGCCTGAATTTGTGTGCCAGCTTCCTGCCAACTGCCTGAGAGTTTACACTAAAATTCCTTTGGTGTGTAATCCTCCACTCTCCAGTGACCGTTGACAATATACAATGCGAGTATTCGTGGAATCTCACCTTATCTACCCCAACAAGCTTCCCAAGCTCTGCCCCTCCAACCTGCCCAAGTAGTTTATAAACAAACCTCAATTCGTGGTTGCCAAGAAATACCTCTATTGAGTCATAGACCTTCAAGGCATCCTCTAGGAACCTAGCTGCAGCGTCAAGTTCATCTCTAAATGATGGGGCTATCTCCATAGCCCCGAATGAGCTAAAGGCATCCATATTAAATAGGTCGCCTGCAATAATAAGTCGCCTTGGTTCTGGTAGTAGTATAGCTGATGTTGCCAACATGATCTCTGCGAATTTGTAATCAAGGTATGGCAAATGAAAATCGCCAGCGATTGTAGCATCTCCGCTAAACACTGGCGGCTCATTCCATTTTGTATATTCGTTCTTTGGCCTTCTCAACTTGCGCGTATCATTCACTTTTGCCCATTCCCTGAGTCTTCTGTCAAGAGTTGTAGGTCTAACACCAATGCCCTCTGCAAGCTCTTCAACTGGCACTCCAGCGATTTTCTGTGCAAGCAATCTATCTCTAACTTTGTAAGGTAAGTCTTTCCAACCACCCATAAAACCCTCCTAAATAAAATGCCTATGCCTAATTATAGTACAGGCATTTATTGATGTCAAGTCAATTTAAGAATACAGCACAACCCATATTTGCGATGTACCAGAACCTCCTACTGTATTAGACGAACTGGATTTATATGCCCTGATATAAAATGTCGTTGTTCCTGTATCTACTGTTGTTATATGTTCAAGCGGGACCGCATGACGGTAGTATTGAAATCCGGTTGTTGAATATCCCTGATCTATAATTGTCGAACCCTTTTTTAGATTAAAAATAATGTCCTGAACTGCAGTGTATGTAGAACATTGAGCTGCACCCCTTCCGAAGACATGGGCGATACATGGCTGATCAACAGTAACTGCAAGTGTGCATATAGTTGTCTCCGATGTCCCTATGGACGGTGTAGAGGCAGTCCCGCCTCCAGCATATCCTACCATTATCATTCCTGGTGTTATTGCACTGCCATAAGCTGCACTATACGACTCTGCTGTTATATTTTTAGCAAAGATTCCTCTCCATCTTTTTACAAGGGAACCAACATTCCATCTTCCATCTGTCCCTGGTAAAAAATCTCCATCAAGTGACTGATCGCCCTTCCTTGGAATAATAATTTCATCTTTTATTGGCATTATATCATACTCCCACCACTAAGCCCTGCAAGGGCAAGGATGACATCCACAACTGTAAATGCCTCTCCTGTAACAACTACTGACATTCTCCCTGTCCCAACATCATAGGATGTTTCTTGTACGTTTAGATTTTCGATATTTATACCTACCCCCTGCGATATTGACGAAGCAGGGATTGCCTTTGAAACATTTACAGAATCCCCTGCCCTAATCAACCTAGTTGGCAGGCTAAAGTGGTTGTTTACTGATGCGTTGCCCTCCACCAGTAGCGTTATAGATGCAGCGTGTCCTGCATATGCCGATGCGACAACACCAGCGACAATATCAGCCACCGCTTCATTTGCGCCTGCTATACTGTAAAGCCCTTCAACGTGGAATCCAAGGTGATTATACAGATCGGAGTTTATGACCCACTCTGTTTTGTTTCTTTCACCAACAACTCCGCTATACAGGGTTCCAACCCTTGTCTTTGCAGACTTTGCCGATGTAGTAAGCGCAAGCCCCTGCTGTCCATATGCAAGGTTCCCAGTACCTATATACCATACACGTCCTCCAGGCATCGACCTAAACTCTGTATACTCTCCTTCATAAAGACCAAAGAACACTGGGAGTGGCGTAGCGTCACCGGAGCCAAAGCTCAACACTTTATTAATTACATCTCCTGGCTTTTCGTTATTTGTAAACGCGATAGGATTCACGGCTGGTCCGTCGATCTCTAAGAATGACTCGTCGCTGACCAGAAATGTTGTCGCCGCAGCAGCATTGGCAATTACATCTGCCGCAGAAGCATAATCGCCATCAACAGCAACGGCGTCGAAGTATGCTATTCCACCATTTGTTCCTGGGCAGTACAAATATATCCTTACGCTTTCGCAAGTTGCTGGAACTGTAAAAGCGTCCTCAACCAGTGTATAAGTTGTTCCAGTTACTCCGGTGGCTGTAGTTGCTACAATATCAGCAGAATTCGTCACATCGTATATCCTATACCTGCCAGCATAAGTGCCATCGCCCCTTGTGTAGAACGATAGCGTATAGTCACTTCCCATAACGACCGGAATATCTTGATATATATATGTGTCTACACTAACACCTGCTGTTAACTTCGCCGCATTTGTACCTTCGTACACACTAGAAGTCTCAATTGCGATTGCACCAGTTCCAGCATTGTCTGTCCAATCATCAAATGTTCCAGCGCCAGCGGTTTCCTCAAAGTCTCCATTCGAAACGTCAATACTGTAATAATAGAATCTTGGATGTGTCCATACATAAAATATAGCATCTCCGGTAAACGCATTCCATGACGATGTGTAGTATTTCATCGCTCCGCCAGTGTAGCCCTGAGTGCTGTCATATCTCCATCCAACCGTAGATGTTGTCACGGTCGAAGCCCCTGCACCTATTACAATCCAATATGGAGTGTCAGCGTTTAATCTATACGAAGTGGTTAATCCTGTAGATATAGTTTCTTCGCTACCTATTGTCGCCACCTGGATACTTGCAGTTGCCAATGCGTAATTAACATTTTCAGGGCTACCGCTATTGTCTTCGCACAAGTATACTTTTATATAACTTCCACGACTCGCCAGCCCATCATTTGTCAATCGAATTCCAATATCCCTAACCGCAAGAGGTTCAGACAATTGAAAACTCTGCGCCAGATATACATAGGTTGTATCTAATTCTCTTGTGCTATCTGCATTAAGGATAGAGTGTTCTGCTCCAGGATTGCCAGAAAATGATCCGTCGTCATAGAATGTGTCAAATGCTGACGACCACGATCCCGCGCAAACAAACGACACTTGACCAGGCTCATAAGAAACCTCTTCGATCCTTCCGCGCCACAGTACGTGTCCAAGCCCATCCTCTACAGAAACCCACCTATACAGAGAGTCGGCATACTCAGAGAATGCTTCAAGGCTAGCCGTTGTAATGCTAAATCCACATTCGCTAAACCCTCCAGGGTTCTTTGTGGAGAATGACAGGTTACTAACTATTCGTGACCAGTCCTCAGTATAGTGTGTTCCAGCAAATAGCGGTTCGCTCCCGTCTGTAGAGTTATACAATTTCACACTAATGTTAGACACTGTTTACTCCTGTGGTATTTCTATGTAGTACGGGGTGGAATATATCCATAAACCAATGGTTCTCCCAGCAACCCAAAGTCCACTTGTATCATACGCAGTAATAAACAATTTTGAGTTTATGTTTGGCGTTAGGTATATTGGCATCCCACTATAGTCAATATTCATGGCAATTGTGTAGTCATATTCCCCGTCGTATGGAATGTTCACGTCGTTGTAAAGCATGACAACTCTGCCATTTACGGCGTCTTCCATGTATTCTGTTCTTGGGGTAGCTCCTGGATTATTACTACCGGACATTTCAAACCCATCGCCACCGATTCTTTTGTATTTATAATCCCCGACTGGTATAAACACAAAGCAGTCTAGGTTAATTGTAGTTGTTTCGCTAGCATCATCCGGTGTATAGTAAAGCTCCAACTCAGAGTATTGAGGGATCACGAAATCGTCCCATACTGCGTCACCAGGGATACATGGCAAAGTTCCAAGGTCTAGAACAGGAACAGTTGCGGCTGACGCTCTGACTCCCCTAAAGTATTGTATCTCTGACGAATTGGCGTTGTCAACGGCCATCTGGTATACTCCCTTATCTTGGAAGCTACCAGTTGCAATTACCCTAATGTACTGCCCAATATCATATACAGATTCTACATCGGGGCTTGCGGGAGATTCCCACAACAATGTTCTAGCAGTCGTGCCAGTAACACTATAGTTAACACGGTAGCCTCCGGTAGCGTCACCAGAGTCTCCAGAATATGATGTGCTTTTTGATGATAGTGTTCCTCCGTGTCCAGAGTATACACCGTCCTCTGCCTCAACAGTTGATACGAAATTGTCAACAAGGCCAGTGTCACGTATTCCTACCCACAACTCCTCATAGTCCCACCCACTTGTGTAGGAGTAAAACCTTATTCTTGCTGGGCTTTGCACATCTCCTTTTGTCGCCTTAAAGGATATAGAGTTTTCATAATAGCCATCTGTAGAAAAGTTTGCGTTATCAGATGCCACTTGATACTCCAAGCCCCTTGCGAATGGCCTGCACTCTAAATCAAGCATACAGCCCTTCACCGTCTTGGCACCGTCTCCTTTCGTCCACGACTGCTTCTCTAGCGACATAAAATCTTCAGGGAGTGTTACCCACCCACGCAATATATCAAACTGAACAGAATCATCAAGTCCATCGTTGGAATACACAAGGGTTGATCCTGGAACATTTACCGCAGATCCAGAAGTGGACCAAGAATCAATCATCGCCGCTATCTCCGCTTTAGTTTGCATTATGTCAGAAAATGTGTCACCGATAATTTCAAACTCAATCGAGATGTTCCGTTTGCCATAATTTGTCTCGCTGATACTTGTTCCTCCACGGCCAGTTCCATAGGATTCTACCGATCTTATTGAAGGCTTATCAATCCTGAGTCCTCCGTCACTAACTATACAATACGCGGTTTCCTTGGCCCACGCACCACCAGTAAGCGTTCCGTCATTATCGCCTGTGGCGCGATCATCTATGTTCGTGCCAGTGCCTTCATCCAGCCATAAAAGAAGTGCGGTGTTGGCGTCCCATGCAGGCGGAGATGTCCTTGAAGGTGGTGTAAAAGGAACTCCAGGAGTCCTTCTTACCGTCCCACTGGTCGCCCTAACCCAACCAATCGCCCCATTGAATGGGTAAGCATACGGCGACTTGTAATTCCCTATAACTAAATCATCGCTGGTATCGCTGGTATATGTACCACTTCCTGCACTACCACCAGTCCATACACCATTCACCGCCATGCTCATATACCCAAAGTCAGATGTAAAGTATATATGGAACCAGTCGCCAGGAGCAAACCCAAGAGTTTCTGCATCTTCGTAGACGTAATAGTCTGTAACAGAATAATCTGCTGTTGCCCTTATCCGCTGCCAATAAGACGGGTGCATCTGAATTTTCCAGCTGCCTTTTGACATAATAACGGGCGATGAAGTTACTCCAAACCCGTCAAACCTAAACCATCCTTCAATTGATTTGGTTGTCGTGGTAGGTATACTGGTGATTCCGCTAAATGTAGGGACCACTATTCTGTCAGTACCTTTGCCATCAAGGATGATATAGTCCCTGTAGTCTTCTTCCACAAATGTTGTAAAATTATATCTGTTGTTTGCAATCCCTAACTTATAACTCATTATCCAAAGCTCCTAGACAGCATCCTTCTTTTTGCTCCAAGGCTAATCCCCAACTGCCTTTCTACGGCGCGGATTATTTGCTGCAAGTCGTCCTCACTCCGCACGGTGTTGTCCCTTATTTCGATATGCACTGGCTGCTGTGCCTGGTTCGCTACACCCATAAAGTCAGGCAATCTGTCAAGCGGTATAATTGCCTCTGGAACATCGCCAACTATTGCCAATTGTTCTTGTATGGCAATACCACCCTTTGCAAGTCTTGGGATACTGATCTTGCCAAGAAGCCCAATTTCACCAATCCCCATCTTTGTAAGGATAGTGTTTATTTTCTTGATAAAGTCGTTTATTCCATCAACAACCTTGTTTATACCTCTCTCAAGTGCGCTAATCATTCCGTTGATCGCAGTCTTGAGTGCAGACGCTATGATTGTTTTTATAGACTCAAATATAGTCCTGAACTTTTCCCTTATCTTATTAAGTCCAGTCTTAACTTTTTCCCACCACTCTGTTGCAATCTTCCCAAGCCATTCTTTACCCTTGTCAATTATATCTTTCAGCCACGGCACTACTGTCGTAGTTATCCAGTTCCAAAGTTTCACGGCAAGACTCCTTAATACAACTGCGAGTTTTGCTAGCCACTTTGGTCCATTCGTTGCTATATAATCTGCAACTGTTCTTATAACATCTACAATCCACGGAATAAGTGTCTCTGTTATCCAGCCCCATATTGCAACTGCTACTGTCGCCAATATCTCTAGGAATTTGGCTATCCAGTCAGGTCCATGCTCTTTTAGATAATCCCAAACTTTCTTAATTACATCTACCACCCAAGGAATCAATGTTCCAGAAACCCACCCCCACATCGCAACGGCTGCGGTTTCAAGAACGGCCATAATTGCCTTCAGCCAAACTGGCGCGTTATCTTTTATATATGTCCAAACCTGTGAAATCATGCCAGTAACCCAAGGAATTAGCGTTTCTGTTATCCACAACCATAACTTCGCAACAAGTACTCCAAGGGCTGCTAAGATTGCCGTTACCCAAATTGGAACATTCGTTTTTAGATATTCCCAAACAGTATTTACAACCCCCATTACCCAAGGAATTAGTGTATTCTGAATCCAAGGCCATAGCATTTGGGCTATTCCTGAGAGCATCTTCGGAACCATCGTTACAAGACTGCCAAGTAATTTCCACAAATTCCCTAGTACCTCTGGCAATATCTCTTTAATTTTCTCAAACGCACCCTTAAATCCACCCTCTGCAAATCCAGACTTAAATGCTTCAATGAGTGGGCTGACAACCTTCCACAGCCTCCAGAATACTTCCAAAACTGGCCCTAGCACCTTCTTTAGTGGCTTAATAACATTAGCCAAGGCGGCAAAGCCTTTTACTGCTCCACCAAAACTAAATGCACTTTTAACAATCTTGTATGCCTTCTTCACATAGGCTATTACATTTTTAACCGTATCAATTACAGGCTGGAACGACTGCTTGACTTTATTAAACCATTCGCCTATACCGCCAAACAGCGAAGACAGGAATTTGTTTCCGCTAATTGCCTTCTTAATGCTGTCTATGATATTCCTTACAACGCCGACAACAACATCATATATACCTGAAAAGACACCACCAATTGCAACGGCAATCCCGCCGAAGATTTCTTTGGCACCCTCTTTAATCTTTTCCCAGGCGTCTGTAAGCATTGACCAATCACCATCAGAAATTCCGTGCCATAATCCCTCAAAGAACTTGAAAATACCACTAAGCACATCTAAGATTCCAGACGCAACCCAGGTAATGCCCTTGAATATCCCACCAATGGCCTTGCCAACAGCAGGCAATACTGTTTTAAGGAGTCCGCTAATAACAAGGAGTGCCTTTGTAAATGCGCCAGCTAAGAATTTAGCAACAGGCTCTGCCTTTTTATAAATGTCATCAAGGATTTTCTTAAAATCTATACCTTTCTCTCCGGTGATACCAAGAGCTTTCTTAAAGCTGTCAACGAACCCTTTAATGGCAGATTTTATGTTATCCCATATTTCTATAAAGGAATCCTTAAAGTCCTCCCAATGATCCTTCATATACTTAATGGTTGCGACTACAGCAATTATGGCCGCAATAACAGCGCCTCCAATTGCAGTAAATGCGCCAATAAATTTTACAATTGTAGCAACAATCGGGCCGATTGAAGATGCAATACTCCCAATAAGTGTCCCAATTCCACCTTTAGCGAGAGACAATACTCCAGTAAGACCTTTCCCGACACCGCTTTTTAACAATCCGCCGAACTGAGCAACGGCACCCTTTATGCCACCCTTAGCGCCAAACAGGTTGATGAAGGTTACAACCTTCTTTGATGCCACACCGAGAATCCTGGCAAGCCCCTCTCCCATACCAACAAATCCAGACTTCGCCTTACCAGCAACCCCAGTCAATGCCCCCAAACCACTCTTCATCTTCGGGAATATCCCAAGGCTCTCAGTTGCCCATTCTGCCAAACTTCCAAGTGGCCCATTAGGACCAACAAGCCCCCCTATTGCTGAACCAAACTTTCCAACAACACCTGTTCCTGCAAGCAATCCTAGCAGTTTTAGCAACGGTCCACGAAGCACAAACAGTGCTGCTCCACCGGCAGCAAGGATTGGGAGCAGCTTCTTAATCTTCTCTCCAAATCCCATAGTGGCATCTTCGGCCACAATGAACTGTTGCCCAAATTCCTGTATGCCAGGAACTATGTCGCCTGCGGTAGCACCAACCTTCCCACCGCTAAAGATTCTATCTACCGAACCCTTGAGATTGTCAATAGTTGTAGTTATTTTAGTTTTTGCAGTTTCCCAAGCTGTTGTCAACTCCTCAATTTTCGTCTTGACTTTATCAATGACTTCTTTTATCTTCTGTCCCCACTCATAGAACTTGGCAGATGTAGAATCAAGCTCAGGGATAAACATCTGTCCAAACTCTTGAAGGCCACCCTTGGCATCTTTCGGATCAATCCCAGCTACAATTGGCTCAATTGTACCTCCGGTTAACCCAGCCTTGAAGGCCTCCCAAAACTTTGGACCTTCTGCCAAAACATTTGACACTGTACTCCCAAGCCTTGAAAGCTGAGAGATTGTGTCGTCTATTGCATCCTTCGCCTTATCGGCGTCCGACGTATCAATTGATGGAATCTTGACCGACTTTGCTCCAGAAAGAGAGTCAAGATAGCTTTCAAGTTCTTGTATGCGATCCAGATTGGTGCTAATCATAGCTTCTTCTTCTGCCGAAAGGCTAAGCCAGTCTGACTCTGGAAGCTCTTTGTTCATTTCTTCGAACATAAGCTTCTTTTCCATCAGGGCTTTAACCAGTCTTTTGCGAAGACTCAACTCTTCTCTAAGTAGCGGAGTTGTGTCCATTCCCTTGCTTTCATAAAGCTCTTTGAGCCTTTCGTTCAATGCAAGCTGTTTTAGAAGATCAGCTATCAAGTCGCGAATCTTATCTGCAAGCGACTTTACAGCATTCCCAACACTCTTTATGGCCTTTGTCAGCTTGTTAATAACCTTCATGTGATCCGTAAGAACATCATCCTGATCCTGCATCGCGCCAATGTATTGTTCTTGCCAACTAACCTCATCTTTAAGGCTATCAACATTATCCTGGGCCACATCGCGTTCTGTTGCCGCATTTGTAAGGGCAAGATCGCGACGTTTCTTTGCAGAGCGAATCGCAACCATCTTCTCTGCTTCTGTAAGGTCTGTACGCGCAGCGATTGCCCTGGCTTCTGCGCTGTAAGATTCTTCTATGTCGGTCATGCTTTGGCGAATTCTGTCAAGTTCTTTTACAGCCTGGTTGTATTGCATTTGCAGTCGCAATAGTTTAGTTATTTCGTCGCCAGTTTCCCCAAGCATACTAGAGATTTTACTTAATATGCTTTCGGATATCACACCAGTTTTATTAAATGTGTTAATAAACTCTGCAACGAATGTTCTTGCGCTTGCAAGCATTGGCCCAAAATCTATATCTTGAATTCTGCCAATATCGACAAATGTTTGTAGTACATCTGATATTATGCCAGAAACTTTTTTCAGCACACTAAAATCTGCGTTAAAGAACCCCCGCAGATAAGTGTCTATAAGTCTAGCACCCCATTCACCAATCGTGCTAAGAGGTCCAACATCTGGAGGCGAGTGACCTTCCAAGAAACTTGAGATTATATTCCCAACAAACTCCAGGGCATTCACTAGCACAGTTGCCGCACTAGAGACTATACCTTCTGCAATATTAGCGATTAAATTTTCGCCCCAATCAAATGCCCCACTTGCAACTTCGCGCAACTTTTCCATGATGACATCAAATCCCTTCCCGCCATCAATGAGTTTCGCTACAAGTACTCCTCCGACAAGTGCAGCGAGTGCTGTTATTATTGTGCTTAACGAAGCAAGGCCCCCGCCAAAAGTAAGAACAGTCGCGGTTAATCCAACGATACCACCTATTAAATTCACAGCACCGTTGATGATCATTGAGAACCCAAAACCTATTGAACCTAGCAGGGCCAAAAGTGGAAGCCCGACTGTTACCAAGGCTGCAATCCCAACGGCAAGCATTTTCTGCTCCACTGTCAGGTTCCCAACCCAATCGGCTAGTTCTTGGACGGCTGGTATCAATGCAGAGATTATCTCCTGCGCGATTGGGAGCAGGTCATCAGCAAATCTTAACCCCGCCTCTGTAATTGCATTCTTGAGGATATCAAATTGACTAGCAGTTGCCGTTAACGCACGATTAAACTCTGTTTGAAGTGATGTGCCTTCTTCAAATGCGTAGCTTGACAATGCCATCAATTCTAGTAGCTCTGGATAGGCTTCAGCGAATCTCCTTACAGCCTTGCCACCAGTTGTACCGAAAATATCTACCGCAACGGCAGTTGCCGTTGTCGCATCGTCTATTTGCCCCATAGCATAGACAAGCTCCATGAAGACAGGCAACGCTTCGTCATTCATGCGGCTCTTCATCTCTTCGGTACTTACCCCGATCAGCTTGGCTGCTTCCTCATAATTGATAGCCATCTGGTCAAGGGCAACGCGAACACTTGTACCACCGCGAGACATACTTTCTGACATTTGGGTAATTGCAGTTGCAAGGCCAGCAACCTGCGCCGCCGTCATATCAAGGGTTACAGCCGCAGGCGCAATACGCAACATAGCCCCAACGATCTCATCCTCAGAAACGGAAGTAGCCTGACCTAGCTCGTTGATTGCCGAACCCAAATTCTCAATATTAGTTGTGTCTATCTCGTCAAACAGTGTTATGATTCTTGAAAATGCTTTAGCCGACTCCGTTCCAGTAAGCGTTGTAGACACCTGCATCATGTCCATAACACGGACAAACTCCAGAATCTCAGCCTTTGCACCCTCAATATTCCCAGCAAGAGTGTTACCAAGTCCAACACCTGCGCGGCCTGCTTCTGCAGCGAGATTTGCAAGTTCCCTTGCAGATGTTGGCGTTGTCATGGCGAGATCACGAATCTGCTCGCCCAAATCCATAATCTCTTTCTTGGCAATACCAGTGGTCTTTTCAACCTCAACCATAGCCTTTTCGAATGATGTTGCTTCCTCAGCAATATTCTTCATAGCGGCTGCGACTGGCAAGCCAATCATGGCAGACATGGTAAAACCAAGGTTTTGCAATCCCTGTGCCATCTGGCGAACACCAGTAACGGCCTGTGAAGACATAGCTATAACAGACCGTATACTGGAGCCAAATGATTTCATTGATGCGCCAATGCTATTAAGTTCGCGCTTGGCTTGTGAGGCGTTTGCCTTTACTTCAATGATTACTGGAGTCGCCACTAACTAATATACTCCTCCATAAATTCCTCAAGCTCCACATTGGTTGCATTCGCGCCATACCCGCCGTGAAACGCAGAGTGACATTTATTACATAGAGTTATTCCGTTATCTATGTCCGTTCTAAGCTCTGGATGTGCAGTATACGGGAATATGTGGTGTGCATGAAGGGTTTTCTCAGACCCACATCTTCTGCAAGCATATCCATCACGTTCAAGGACTTCATCGCGCCATCTTTTATGATCGGCTTCTGTATGCCTACTATACCGATCTTCGTCACTTTTCGTTGCATCCCACATCGCGTTTTTCTCGCCCGTCATCTGGCTCATACGCTCACTAGAAATCTCTTTCTGTAAACATCCGCAAGATTGAGTCGCGCCGAAAGAGAGGGACCCGCCCTCAACTTCTGTGATATTCCCACAGTCACACTGGCAAGTATAATAATACTGCCCTCTAGCTCCACGGCGATCTGCTAATGCTATAACAAATAGCCGCCCAAATGTTCGTCCGGTCAAATCCTCAAAGTTTGCAACTTTAGAAGCGCACTTCTGGCAATATGTATCATCCTTATCAACGATAGATTGCCAAGCTACCCTTCTTGTAGCCCCACATTCCGGACACTGTACAAGAACCTTCATCTTTGACTTAGGCGGAAGGTCTGTAACGTCAACCCTGAACGAGTCACCCATCATTGTGTAGTCATAACCTAGTGATTCATAATGTGTCTTCGTTCTGGACGACCACCTTACTTCTACTCTATCGTCAAGGACTATAAACTTATCCCTACTCATAACTTTTTCCACCACTCCGGATCGCTAAGGTCGATCTTCTTGCCAGTTTCATCTACCATTACACCCTCTGGAGGTTTTGCCAACCTCTTTTTGATAGCCTCTATTCTCTTTTGCTCCATCCAAGGCGCAAATGTTAATTCTATCGACTTTCTCAAGTCCTTTGTGTATTTTATCAAGGACTTTGAGAACTTTTTATCAGATGGCGTTCTGGCCAATGGCATTACTGCCATTAATGTCTGCCAATGAGTTACCTTATCTTCCATGATAAACTGATAAGAGTCATAAGCCCACTCCTCACTATATTCCTGAATATGGCTTAATATCTGTTCGTCAGTGTATCCATAAGCCTGTCTAATCTGATGCTTGATCCTCTGCATCATCGGAGTTGGTGCGTATTGCCAGAAAAAACCGTTGATACAAACTCACAAACGCAGACTTAACTCCAGGCCGGTAATCAAACGATCTCAGGAGTGCTTCTACAAACCATCCTGGATCAAAGTATTCTTCAACAAACGCATCATCGCGATTGATCAGAATTCCAGAAAGCTCTACGAGTGACTCTGGCGAGAACCCAAGGTCCATAAAGTTCGCCAAGAGGTTGAAGGCAACGCTATAATCATCGCCCTGTTCAATGTCTCCAGCATCCAGCGCACTCGCAAGCGCAGGAAGTGCATATCGACCAAGCCATGAAGTTAGCCGACCAAACTGCCTTGCATACTCCACACCCTTAGTCTCAAGATTTACCTCTTCGTCTTCGATATAGAGAACAAGAGGATTTTCTTCGTCCCATCTGTAATTCGCCATGCTATTATGTATCCTTCCTATATTTGTTCGTATAATTTTGTACTAGGCGGGGAGGCGCAAACCTCCCCGCCAGGGTTTTACGTCTATGCGTTATTTACCCACTTAAGAGTCCCGTCACCTTCGGCCTCACCACTGAGGCTTGAGAAGTCTTCCGAATTGATGCCATGCTCAACGTTCGCGATGTAGGCATATCCGTACCAATAATTCGTCATATTGGCGCGTGTCGGATATACAATCAACATTCCGCGAGTGTTGGCAATAGCAGCAGTTACAAGCGCGTCGTCGCTGTCATCATAAAAGCCTTCCAGGGATGCAGTCCAGCTCTTCCAAGTCGGTGACTTGTCGGCGAACGCTTCCGCTGCAGAAGCCTTAAATGGACGAGCTTCGGCGATATCGGTATCCCAACTAATAGTTGCGTCCGAACGCTCTGCCAAAACATCCCCATTGAAGTATACCAGGGCGTCTATACATACTACCTTTGCCATTATAACACCCTCCAGTTATTATCTAAGTATTTTGAAATTTCTGCCGCACGATTCATATATGTATGCTCCGCAACGGCTCTCATGCCAGACGCAGAGATTCTCTCCCTCTGGCGCGGACGGTTCAGATAATACCTTATCTTCTCTGATAGGTCATCTGCCCCGTCAAAAACTACCAAGTCCCTTCCATCCCTAAAGAGTTCTAACAACTCTGGCCGTGAGTCGGTTAGAAGGAACCCGCCGCATCCTAAAATCTCATAGCAGCGCGGCGACACGCTATAAGCAAGTTCTGGATCAATGTGTGTCACATTTTTTCCAGGCCACTTGGCCGTTCTGTAAATGTTAAGGTTTATCTTTGAGTTCGTGTAGTAATACGGGACTTCCTCTTCGTTGGACAAAAATTCTGGTACATAATACTTGTCCAGTTCTTCGCCTAGGTCGCCCCAATTCCCACCGAACAATCTCAAGTCAATACCGTCCCAATTAACGCTTGTTAGGAGATTGATCCTCTCAGGGAATCCAGTCCCAACCATGAACACGTCAGCCATATGCCTTTCAGACATTGGCATCGGCTTGTGTACCGTCGGTTCGTATGCGTGTCTAACATATATAGAGTTTTTGTTTACCGATAAGAAGCTGTCAAGGCTTGCCTTATCAGTTGTAGCCGCAATATCAACCCTTTCAAGGATTGGGTATTGGCTCTCATCTATATACGGAGACTCCGTAAACAGAACCATTGTCTTAAACCGATTCTTTAACATTCCGTTAAATGTATCAAGCCAGTCCCACACCCCAGGTGGTAATGCAAGTCCAGAAACCACAAAGATAAACTCAGGTCCCTTCCTGGCTATCCTAGATATTAAGTCTTCGGCAGCCAGCATAATTGCCCTAGCCTGCAACCCCTGATCTTCGGGGTCTTCGTCTTCAACGTAAGCCAGCGCAGTTGCATGATACGCATAATGGTCGTGATAGTTAAATGCTGAAACTTCATGCCCTAAACTAGCAAATGCCCTGGTATAATACATAAATGTATCATACGTTGAGAATTTTGGCCCAGGGGCCACTGTTAAAATCTTCATTCTCTCTATTTCCTTCCAGAAACTCAAGTATTGCACTCTGAACATTTGCAATAGGTTTCACCATACCAACTGGCAGTTTCTTAATATCTGTGTTTAATACTATCGCAATTGCCTTAGTAAATTCAAGGCCATTCGCGATCAAGCTGTTAATGTCCATTCCAAGCATCAAGGAGATTGTATCACATGCTTGCATACAAGTCAAGAAACCATCGTCTATTTTCTCTTCCATCCTATGTCCTATCTATTTGCGCCGTAACTGCAACAAGGCATTCCAGCGTCAAATATGTAACGTCGTTTATGTTTTCCGGATCGCCCATATAGTTAAATGCAGTTACTTTTACTGCCCCTGTCGGTGTAATTGTTCTAATATTATCTGGATTTATAAGCGCACTAAATAAATCGTCTGCAAGGTTAGCAACCAACTCATCAGAAGATGGGTTTGCATCAACTTCAAACTTCACGTGAAGCCTAATATAGAATGACCACTGCCACATACTATACTGAAATGCCTTCGGCGCTCTGTCGTCGCCCATAGCAGGCATAACTGTCCCAAAGTAATCTAAATCATTCGCTCTCGCATACGATAGCGCGGAGTCCCAACCGGAGTAGCCGACCCCAAGATTCGCACCAGCGTCATCATACTGGAGTTGATCTAAATCTGCAAGCAAAACCGTGCGAATGTTACCTGCAAAATCATATACACCCATTAACTTAAATACCTCACAATCATCGTTTCCATTGTCCTAGAGCAGTCATCTATATCCCTTGCATTCTTATACTTTACTATCCATTCTGGAAACTTAAACGTCGATCCACCTTCTGGATACTCACTCTGTATTGGAGAGTTTTTCCCGCCAACATACCCACGTTTTACCATAGCATCTGCAAATTCCTGAGCCTGGTACATTTCTATACTAAGTCCCAGTTTACGCTCTGCCCAAAAAACAAGATCGTGCCAAGAACCAACCTTTCCGCCTTCGCGAATCTGTTTGCCTCCGGTTGGATTACTTTCTATAATTTGCAAGGTGTCTGGAGTCACAACACTATGGAGTCCGCGAAGATATGCTCCTTTATCACCGTGTCTATATGTAACTTGAGGTCCACCAGCCCCAGGCTTAAACAACTCCGTCAGAGTTTCCCTGAACTTTTTATCAAGTTTCTTAAGGGCTGGCGAAGTCCCTTCTCTTTCGATTCCACCAGACGATAGATAGTACACACGCCTTTCCCACCAGTCTGCACCAGTAACGCGAATTGTATACACTACTTAAATCTCCACTTTTGTCCTATTGTATTCCGGATAATCGACCTAAGTTTAGTTGCAAGCGCTGCTGATGTGGCATAATTAGCTCCATCGCCTGCTCTTTGTGAGGCCCTTGAAACCGCAAGAGAAGCATTCGCTCCAGCCTTTTCACTATACACACTAATTTCCGCAAGGCATAACATGGCAGCCAGTTTTACATACGCTGGCACTGATACAACTCCACCAGAGTATACAATAACCACATTTTGCTGTCCCTCTGGAAATGCCGCTCCGGCAGTACCCGTTGCCCTGTCAATTGCGCTCCCAACAGAACTTACTAGCTTTATATAACCGCTGTTATAAACCTTATAATCAGTTGACTGAAGAGCAACTCCGTCAATTGAAACTGACGTTACGGAAATTATTGGAGTGTGTGACAAAATAATAGTGTCATTTATTCCATCGCCATCAACCGATTCTGTATATGTCGCAGCTCCAGAGTAACTTTCACCAGTGTATTCATCTATATACTCTTCTACCATCTGGCTCCATGCGTCGGCGAATGTCGATTCCGCTAAACCAGAAAATCCAGCAACCTCACTTTTTGTACAATACTTCCACATTTAGACCTCACACACAGCGGTAATTCCATCAAACGCATTCCCAATTCCAGAGATCGACCCACTAAGGTCATGCCCATACATCGAAACACATTTGAAGTATGGAGACAGTAAATCGTAAAGACTTTCTGGATCGTAATCCTCTTTATGGTACGGATTGCGTTCCCCGCCAGTTATTTTTAATTCGTTTATCGGAACGCTAACAACAAGAATCCCCCTGTCGCTTAACGAACTAACAAATCTTTCTATTAAGACATGCCCTGGTGTAACGTGTTCCAACCCGTCAAGGCAGGTAATAAAGTCAACACCTGGAAGGTTGTCAACCATCATATCGGCAACTTCAAATTGTACATTCGGGTATCTATACATATCGGACGCATAAGCAATAGAATCGCCATCAATGTCAATCCCCAATACCTTATTCCCATTCCTTGCTAAAATTGCAGACCCAAATCCAGTTCCGCACGGAGCGTCTAAAACGAAATCATCATCCCGCAAATATCTTGCCGCAAATTCATACCTTTGCATACTAAGCCACGCAAATCGCAGTTTGGGATATATATAACTAATCTCGCTAACTAACTCCTCACTGTCACCAGCGCCTCCATCTACCATGAGAACAAAAGCTTCCCTGGCGTGGAGAAGGGCATCGCGCATATCTCTATCCGGATACACACGTTCTATAAATTCGATATTCATTATGGTGCCTCCCACCCTAATAATTACCGATTGCTACTAACTGGAGCCTTGTGGTACAATATCTGCGATGTACCAAATCCTCCAACGACAGTAGCAATTGCTATAATGACTCCCCAATAAGGCTCAATGTATTTGAATAGGCCAAGTTCAAGAACCAGTGTGCCACCGGCTCCTAAAAGGATGGCGACTCCAATAGTAACCGCCATCGCAACCCATCCTTCAAGTGCTGGCCACACTTTCTTAATTAGACCAACAATGAATGTGACACCAACCCCAAGACCTGCGGTTGATGTAAGCCACACAAGGAATCCCTGTGCTGTCGTAAGCTCTGACATTATATCCTCCTATACGTCACTTACTCTTTCCATGATTGTTATTGTTCCATCATAAACAACGTGTTCTTTTGCGCCATCGTACCAGACTATATCAACGTAATATGTTCCAGAATCTATGTCCGTCTGCGCTGGCGTAAGATTCCAGTACGCTGTTCCAGTAACTCCATACGTTACAACGTCTGCATCGTCTTGCAAAACTGCCGCAGCATCTGCGTCAGACTTGTTCTCTTTAATCGTCAAAGTAACAGTGTCGGAGGTAATGTCTTGTGCAACACCTTCTTTTTTGCACAGCACAGTTATCTCTACAGTTTCACCAGCAAAGAAATCGTCTATAATCCCAACAATTGTTTTCCCCATCAGCATCTCTCATTAAATGTAATACTGTCAACTATACAGTCACATTCTACACTACTTCTCAAAATATTGCAAGTGATATTGTAAAAAGACTGATTGACAGATACTTCATCATCTTCTGTATTATACAATATAGCATCGGCTATAACATTCACGGTTACATCGGGGCAAGGAGCCAGTCTTATTATAGCATCTATCGTTAGACTCCCAACCCTTGCAATAACAATCCACGCATCGGCAGAGAAATTGTCTGCACCTGCAATAACAATCCGTGCATCTGCTGTCACGGACTGAGGCAGGTTCTTCTCAACAACAGCATCTGCAAATATAGAATTGCTAACAGCGCCCTTCACTATAGCATCAGTTGTGATGGAATTCAGCGCCGTTGACTTTATAATGGAGTCTACAACAAACGAATCCGTTATTGTTGTGATAATAACTGCGTCTACACTTATTGCACCAGTTGACGACGATTCTATTATGGCGTCAACGACAACGGAATCAGATTGGCTTGAGTATATAATAGCATCTACAGCTATACTGCTCTCAACTCTAGTCTTGATAATAGCGTCAAGCAACACACCCTGAGAAACAGATCTTTCTATTACAGCGTCAAGTGTAACAGAATCACTGATTGTTTCTACAATCCACGCATCAGCGGTTATAGACTGAGACTGCGCCTTCTTGATAATAGCATCAGCAAGGATAATATCCGCGCCAGTTACAGAAATAAATGCATCAGCCGTTACAGATTGATCTATTGCCTTTTCTATTACGGAGTCTGCGGTTATTGATCCGCTAACAACCTTGCTTATATAAGCATCTGCAGTTATACTACCAGACACAGCCTTTTCAACAACGGCATTAACTGTAACACTTTCTAAAATAGAGTGTTTTACAATTGCGTCTGCTGATATATCCTGACTTATCGACTTTTCAATTATGGCGTCGGCGGCTATGCTTGAAGCGATGCTCTTTTTAATTGCGGCATCTGCTGTAATATACAGCGCCTCTGTTACATTGATACTCCATATACTACTTGGGTATCCAAAACATGGAGGATCAATGACCGCATCTGCGGTTAGCGAGCTTGATACACTCCCTGCAATACGGGCGTCCACTGTTACAGAACCAACATTAGAAGCCTTAACTGTTGCGTCTGCCGTGATAAGTCCAGTGCCACCAGCAGAGATCATGGCACCTGCGGTTACACTTTGTTCTATTAACTTCTCTATAACAGAATTTACTGTGATAGACTGGCTAACAGATTGTTCAATCACAGCATCTACAAGTACAGAATTAGACACGCTTGATTTAACAACGGCATCGGCAACAATAGAACCTGCACCAACACCATAAATAATAGCGTTTACCGAAATACTTTGCTCTACGGTTTTCTCAATTGTAGAATCTACGATGACAGATTGGCTAACCGATCTTTCAACAATGGCATCAGCAAGTACGGAGTCGCTACGTCCAACCAGTACAGTTGCATCTGCTGTTATGCTGTCCTGAACAGGCCCACCAGTTTGAATGTATGCATCAGCACTCACAGATTGATCTACAGAAACTTCTACAACGGCATCTGCAACAACACTGTCAGAATTTGTACTCAGTATCGTGGAATCTGCTGTAACCGAACTGGAAACGCCCTTCTTTACAATGGCGTCGGCGGTTAAGTCTCCAGCCATTCCAGCCCATAGCACAATTGCGTCTGCGTTTACGCTTTGACTTACAGACCTTTTTATTGTAGAGTCTGCCGTGACAGAATCAGAAACACTCGTAGCACCAGGCACTTCAAACTCGGCCCAAGTAACCTCTGCGTGACCACCTCCGCCAGCGTTTACGGTTACTTCAAACTGCAAGCGAAGGTCTGTATAATCACTTATACTGTCTGCTTGACCACTTGTAAGCGTTTGTTCTGCAAGTGCAAGAACGTCAGACGGATTCGTGTGTGTCCACGAAGCAATTGTTGTAGACGATCCTTGCCTTAACCTTACAACCAGTGTAAGGTCTTTGTTCGTCTTTGTACGTCTGTATGTATAGCGAACGATATGACCACTAGAACTGAGAGGATCGGTCAGTGACGACAACCCTATTTCACACGGCGCTGAATCTACAGTGCCATCTGGAGTAGAGTAAATATAGTCGTTGTCATCGCGTGTCACTTCGGCTATGTCTAAATAAATGTCAGTTTGCGAAGGACCAGTTGACTTATACCACGTACTTACTGCAATATCACTTGAAGGTCTTGCGTAACTAGGCATTATGCAACACCTCCTGTGATCTTCCTATACCAGACGCCACTTGTCAATTCTACCTGCACCGTATACCTACACTCATTCCCTGAGTATACATTTGAGACACCGCTTGACGGGAATGGTTGCCACCCAACACCGTCATGGTATTCCCAACCAGTTGTACTTATCCAAGTTTCGATCAACCTATAATCTGGACCGTCAAAGGTATTCACTTTGTCAAGTTCTAGCTTAAAGTGCATACCGCCTACCGACTCTGGAATCTCAAATACAAACACTGGCAACGTGCCACTCGCAGAAGTATCTGGCGGCGAAACCCATACTGGAGTACCAACACATACAATTGTCGCGTCTAGCGTTACAGACTGTTGCCACGAACGTTCAATAACGGCGTCTACCGCTATAGAGCTTTCAACTGTCGTTTCAACAACGGCGTTAGAAGTTATGCTTTGAGATACTGTACTTTCTACAATGGCATCTGCGGTCACTGACGAATCTACAGACCGTTCTACAACAGCATCTGCGACTACGCTCTGCTCGTTATATACAAGTATGGTCGCATCAGCGGAAATGCTTTGAGATATAGATTTCTCAATTACAGCATCGGCACTTATAGATTGTTCGACCGTTGCTTGAATTACGGCATCAGCACTTATAGATTGCGACACCGCACTTTCTACAACGGCATCTGCGGTTACAGACTGGCTAGCACCCTTCTTGATTACAGCATCAGCGGTTATATCCTGAACCGTTGTACCAAAAATGTATGCGTTTGCGCTTATACTTTGCGATACAGAAGTTTTGATTATGGCGTCAGCCGTTATAGAGTCTTCTGTTGCCTGTGAAAGAATATATGCGTCGGCACTTACTGACTGTTCAGCACTACTCTTTACAATAGAGTCTGCGATCATGCTCTGCGATATTGCACGTAAAACAATTGCGTCTGCATTTACGCTTTGGGTAACAGAGCTTTCAATCGTCGCGTCTGCGACTACTGACTGCTCTGTTAAAACGCGGATAGTCGCATCTACAGTAGCCGACTGCGAATTTGACTTCTTGACAACCGCATCGCCAGCGATAGATTGCTCTACCGCCTTCTTTATAGTAGAATCTGCAGTAACAGAACCAGATATGGTCTTTTTAACAATTGCGTCAGCAATTATACTGTCAGATACCTGTCTTAGAATTACTGCGTCTGCTGTGACCGAGTACGCTGTCGATACAGGGTTACTCCAAATCTCGCTCCAGTAATACCACGTAACTGCCTCTGCGTAAATATATGCGTCGGCTGTGAAACTCGCCTCTACTCTAGACTCTACAACTGCATCAACGGTTACAGACTGTGAAAAAGATCTCAAAATGGCAGAGTCAGCCGATACTGACTGCTGCTGCTGTGACTTAATAGTAGAGTCTGCGCTCACCAATCCAGACTCCGATACCATGACTATTGCGTCAGATGAAACAGACTGCTGTACGCTTTTCTCTATAACGGAGTCAGAGCTAACACTTTGCGATATAGACTTTTCGATAATTGCGTCTGCGGTAACACTACCACTCCCGCCAGTAGCAGCCTCATTATAATTTGCGGCGGCAATGTGCCACTGAAAACTACTTGTTATATACCACGCTAATGTACCATTGCCAGAATTATATGCTGCGGCAAACACAACTGGACCAGCGTCTTCTTCTGCAAGTTGTGTTCCTGTCGTAACACTAACAAGCGTTGAATCACCCTGTGCTGTGCCAAGGCCGCCTATTGTCATACTGCCAGCAACAGCACCGGAAACTGTTACAGACGGTGTACTGCTTGTTCCGTATGCCGTATTAGAATTTTGTACAGGCGTTGTTTGATTTACACCTATAAGATCTGTACTCCAGGCAACAGAAGTACTTGTCTTCCCAGCAAATGTAACCTGAACGTTTGCGGTTACTCCACCAAGATTAGTGCCGTAAGATGTTTCTGTTAGACGCCATATCTCAACGGTCATATTCGTTGAGCCTGTTTCAATGGCAACAACCTCTGTTGCAGCTACGCCGTTAAACGTAACCCCTGTTACGTTACGATCTGACGTAACGGTGTCCTGTGCTACAATCGTAATGTTAAGGAGGTCTGTGTCTGCGTGTGTTGTGTGCGAGAATGAAAATGACGTATTGGCATTTATTTGAGTGCCAGATGAAGTTGTATTCCCAAGGGTTATCGCCATTATCCTCTGCCCCTAAACCATGATTCGCCATTCAGGAATGGTAGGTCATCCATACTACCACCGTCTTTTCTGTTAAATGTATACCCACAAATGCCTTCACGTACAACACGTACCCAGGGATTGTCTGGAAAGCCAACACAATTGTCGTGACTAATTCCGCACTGTTCACACATATCGTTCCGCGTGTCATAAACATCACATGTGGCGTATCTGCCAGCATATGAAAAATGTGGACAGTCCATCTTCTCACAACCGCAAGCACCACACCGATTACAAGAACCACTGCGTATAAATGTAATACCATGAATGGTTAATTCTGTCATGGCACCAACCCTCCCCTAACACGCCTATACCATGTAGTAGCCGATAAAGGAGTTGTTACAGTATAGCGACAGTTATTTCCAGAGTACACATTAGATACTCCTCCAGACGGAACAGCAACCCAATCACTTCCATTCCAGTACTCCCAATTCGTTTGACTCTCGCTGGTTTTATACTCACGCAAGTCACCAGTATCAAATGTATTCGCCGTGTCAAGTTGCATGTGAAAATGCATATTACCTGTAGACTCTGGCATCTGGAATACCAATATAGGCGTAGAGCTAATTGGAACAGTGTCGGCTGGAGACACCCACACTGGATTCCCTACCTCAACAATTGTAGCGTCTACAGCGACAGAACCAGTTGTGTACTTTTCCACAACGGCATCAGCAGTAATACTTCCAGGGTTTGTAATTACAATCGTTGCGTTGGCAGTTATAGAGCCACTGTTACTTGCCAATACTATTGCATCTGCGGCTACAGAGCCAGACGAAGCCTTGAAAATTGTCGCGTCGGCAAGTATGGAATCCTCAAAAGCCTTTGCAACAATGGCATCAACACTTATAGAAGACTCTATAGACCTTGTAACAGTCGCTCCTGCGGTAAATGATGACTCCGTGGACCTCTTTATTGTTGCATCGGCGGTAAAGTCTTGTTCTATATAATTTGAGATAGAGGCGTCTGCGCTAAAAGAACCCGACAAAGCCTTTTTTACAATAGCGTCTGCGCTAACAGCCTGTTGCGTAGACTTAAATATTGTCGCGTCGATGACAAAAGAATCTTCTACGGTAGACACAATTGACGCATCGGCAGATATGGACTGTGATATGCTTTTTTGTACAACAGAATCAGCAGTAATTGACTGCTCAGTCGTCTTAAATATGACCGCACTGGCAGTAATGGAATCACTTGTAGTCTTGACTATTAAGGCGTCTGCGATCACAGATTGCGGAATAGACTTTTCCACTACCGCCTTTGCATTAACAGACTGACTTATAGATTTCTCAATAATAGCATCGGCTGTAACCGAATCCTCTGTTGTTCCGCCAGTGGATATATATGCATCTGCCGTTACCGATGACTCCGTTGTTGCAAGTTCAGCCTTAAATGACGCAATACAACCAGCGTAATCAGAGGAACCCTCACTGGTTATCTCACCATACATTCCGGTGAGCCAGGTTACAGTCTTGGCAGCAGTTCTTATCGTTTGGTTTGCCGTAGAACCATTGGCATTGGTTCCGTCACTTAGCTCGTTCCCAGAAACATATGGACCTCCAGAAGTCCAGCTTCCAGCAAGCTCTGTTATTTTATGTTCTGAACCAATAGCGGCAATAACGATTTGGGTATACCGCGACAAAGTTCCTGTATATCCAGCAGAGTGCGTAGTTCCTGAACCTGTGGTATTTCCAGACTTGTCATGTGGGGAGGACTCTAGTCCCTTGATGTGATAAAACGCAACTGCGCTTGCCGTTGCACTGTTGTTTAACTGTCTAATGTATAGATTTGTTCCAGAAGACCCCGCTTCTATATTGTCATAAGCTGTTTGGTTTATTACTACATAACCAATAGAACAAATAACATTACCAGTGTTGCTTGCGGTCGAAATTACACTTGGATTGCCAGCACTATCCCAATTTGTGTTGTCTCGCGAACATTGTACAGCGCTTGACGCAGTTAACTGATCGTCGGCCAGCGCAACAACAATGACATCGCCAACCTCAAAGCTACTCCACAAGATTGTACTTCCAGAAGTGAGATATGAGCTTGACTTATAATCGTTTGCCGTTCCCCAGGGAGTTATTGTTATCGCCATGCGCTATGTCTCCGATGTCCAGGGCCATGTAGCCACGAATACATAGTCGCCCATCTCAATCCCACTAGGCTCCCATGTTTCAGTAATATCATTCCAATAGTCAGGTTGCCAGCTAAGTTGAATACCAACCATGTTCCAGCTTGTAGTCTGATTTGGAGGTGCTACAGCGGTGAACACAAGTTCTCCCGCCTCGTATATACTGCCAATGGCGGGGTATTGACTATTGTTTATGCAGCGCAACTGCGTGACGGTCCAATTGTTATCGCGTATGTCATATTCAATAACAACCTGTCCATCACCAAACGATGCAAATTGAAGCGTAAGTGTCTGTGCCATAATTCTCCATAAAATAAAACAGCCAGGAGTCAACCCTGGCTGTGTATGCAACGATATCCCTATTCATTGTATTGAGGGATACGGAGAGCCAGCATTGAATTGCGGCGGTTATATTTTTATTAACTTACTTTATTACTACGGTAACGTGAAACAACGGCCCCCAATAAAAATCCTGCAAAGAGTGTAATAGCAATACCAAGAACACCGCCACTGATAATGACAGAAGGCCAATGATACGGCCTACCCGACGTGCAGGCCAAGAGCTTGAAAATTGTAAGCGGCCAGCCACAATGTTCAATAATTGCGACGATATGATCCACGTCAACCAGAAGGCTAATGGCAACCCCAAAAACCCCCATAAAGAGTGTGAAAGCAAATCGCTCACCAGGACCGAAGCATCTATCGTCATACATTAACCACTCCTGCTGTGAGACTTTATTATCCCGTCTGCAATATTCAAAAGTAACGGGCCAAATGAAGGTTCTTCTGCTATCTCAACCTCACCACTTGGATAAATCCACATCATGCTCTTTCTGTTAATTTTATCTCGCGTGTCTTGCCAACCAAGGGCATATATTCTTACCAGATGCCCAAAGCCAAGATCGCTTTTCCCATACACACGACTAAAAAGAATCCACCTTTTGTCATTGTCAAGCTTGACCGAAACACTTCTTAGTGGCGACCCGTTAGCCTTTGGCACAAGCCAAATTCTAGTTGCGCGTTCAAGCTCGGCCTTATATTTGTCAATCCACCCAGGTTCGTTTCCCCAATCTATAACAGCACTGGTAACTCCATCTTCTATTAGTATAATTTTGTACAAAAACTCCGGTGTTGTCACTATTCGCCGCCTATCCACTTTAATACATTTTGGGCTGCATTTTTATTCTTGCCAAGAAGAGGGATCGCCTCCTCAAGGATCGGAACAAGATCTCCAGCGTTAAATTCTACAACATTGGGTGAGTTATGTTCGCGCATCCACTGCTTATAATCACCCCATCCAAACACAGCCTGCCCGATATGCCCAATCTTCACAGACGTATCTATCCCAATCTTAAAACCTAGCTCTTTTACCTTCTGAGCAAATGGTATATCATCAGATTCTACACCTTTGCCGTATGAGAAATATGATGTAAACATAGGCCCATACTCTTCGGTCATAGACTCTAAAACATAACGCTTGATAAGCGTAAACGCAAGACCTGTTGCGTCAACATCAACAATGTCTCCATCCTTGATCTCATCGTGTACATATTCGTATGATCTGCCATACAGGGAATATGGCTCCTCTGGTTGCACTTCCATTTCCCTCATAACGATAGGCTTTGGTGGCCATCTTCTATGAGTGCAAAAGCCAGATATAACATCGTAGTCGTAATTCTTGATATTTGTCCTCAACCTTTCCAGGTCATCTTGTTCAAATACCATGTCGTCGTCAATCATCAGGAGACTATCTTTGTTTGTTCTAAGAAAGTCTCTAGCCAAGGCGTTTGAAGCCCAATGGGCAGGCATCCAGCCAGCAGGCATTAAAACAGTATCTCCACCACGAACGCCTCCGGTTAATAGCTTTGTCCAACTGTTAAAGAAATGATACTCAGGATACTTTGCGACCCTAACGCCTATGGCAACATTTCCCCATCCGTCAACTGGCTTGCTAATACCCCCAAGCCATTTTCCGTCACGGTCAAATCTTCGACCCTTTACATTTACGTGAGAGATTGCATATTCTACAAGTCCCTGATCTACGCTCTCTCCGTCAAACACATACTCTATAACCCTAGACAACTCTCTTCTTGGATTCTCAAAAAGATCGTCGTAATCAACATACAGAATTGTGCCATCATACTTCTCTAGCGATTCTTTAAGATAGCCAGTTTCCCTTTTGTACCAATCTTGTGCGTCGCCAAGCTTGGAATGATACGCATATACATATGAGCTAATTGTTGGGATTTTATTCCGCCTTGCGACAATGACTTTAACATCTCCGTCAACTCGCTCTGTAAAGTACGGGAATGACCTTACCAGCACAGGGTCTTTCACACCCCACAGATCGTGACCCTCACTTCTTTTTGCAATATATCCATCGATCCATTCGCCAAGATCGTCCCAAGGCTTCATCGATCTATGGAAGTCGAAAATCTCTCTTTCTTCATACGTCCCAAAAAAGTCCTTATGAAGCCACGTTTGCTCTGCCTTTGCAAATTCGTCGCCCATATACACACCTAGCTTGTGGAGCATACCAGCAAGCATAGACGTGCCAGACCTTCCAGTACCTACAACAAAAACAGCCTTGCCCATCATGCCTCCATATCCTATCCTATATTTTTATAACATTGGCAGAGGAGAGGGTATATCCTCTCCCCCGCACACTACACTTAAGCCTCATCGAAACTATAGTTAATAGTTTCCTGAGTCCAGTTACCAGCAGCAGCATCTGCGTTCACGTCAAGCTGGAATACCGCAAAGTCAGTCACGCTACCAATTCCAGTCATATTCGTTGCGTGCCATGCGAATCTCGATCCAGTTAGATAACCAGTCCAAGCGTTCGTGGCAACCGTGCTGTCTGAATTAGTAGGCGTTACACCGGAAGCAGTCTTTCCGACATACAATGCCGTTGACGACTGAACCGCACCATCTCCCCACAACTCAAAGTTGTTCACATAGTTATCTGGAGCGACATCAACCCTTGCCGTAATCCACTTTTCGTATGATTTCCCGCCTGCAGTAATCGGATATGTTTGTCTATTGGTTGTCGAATTAGTTGCATTATCAGCACTAATAAGGTCAATACCACTAACCGCACCCGACTGCGTGCCTGCGCTAGCTCCTGTATTTACTCTAATCGTTACAGTTGCAGCCATTTAGATTCCTCCGTTATTCACAAATCCCTGACCTAGAGATAGTGATTCTTTTTATATATTACCACATATGGGCAATTCGGTCAAACCCATATTATTAATTATGTGGCCCATCACCTGCATGGAACATATTAGCATCTTCATGCCCAAATGGGCAATCGCCATTCTGTGACGCAGGTCCCTTGGCCTTGTCACCATGTACCTTGTCTCCGCCAGCAAGGACGGGGGTAACAGCGACAAACAAAATCAAAAACACCAGAACAACAATTACTAATTTCTTAATCATAAGACACATCCCATTTTGGGAATTTGCCAGCTATGCCTTCAAGGGCGGCGGCAATTCGCTTTAGCTCTGCGACTACTTCCCCAAGATCGCCATCTGTTGGCTCCTCTGGATCAACAGGATCTCCACCATCGTCGGCAATCGTACATGTATAAGTCAGTGTCACGGTATCGTGATCTGTTCCAAGTAACCATCCGATAAACGCGAATACATCACTGTAAACCTCATTCCCGCCTGGGAGAACCCAATACCAGTGAGGGCCAACCTTCTTGTCCTCACCCCATTCTCCGGTAGGGTCGTATTGTTCGCCAGACCCCCAACCCCAACCGTAAACTCCATTAACGTCAGTCATTCCGCCGCCACCATTATTTGGCAGTCCAAACGGCTGCCCCCATACAGTTGCACTTATTCTAGGTGCATCTTGCGGAGCCAATAGATTACCATCCTTCCATCCCTGGATAACGGCAACACCCTTCATCGGCTGTCCAGCTTCATCTACAACCTTAATTGTAAATCCAGCAGGGCCAACCTTTTGACGAATCTCTGTTAAACGAAAGACCGTTTCCCCTTTTGGAGGATCGGCACTAACCATCTTCACTCCATAACGGGTAGCGACCCAATCCCAATCCTTTTCAACATAGGTTACGCCGTCTTCGGCCAACCCCCATATCTTCAACTCCATATCTGTGCCTCCATTATTATCATCTGGCCTATATTTATCATAAAGTTCTTCCTCAGTTCCGTTAAAATAGTCCAAGTCAATTCTTGTACTAATACCGTCAACAGTTCCAGCATCCCCAACCTTGTATTGCCAAAATTCCCAATTGTCCCAAGGCTCAGGGATGATTATATCACTTTCATCTTCCGTCCAATGGGCAAGCCATAATCCTCTGCCTTCGGCAAACGCTGTATCCCTTCCAGACATAAATCCTGGACTTGTGTATATATTACAATACTTACCTTCTGCCCACCCAAATCGTTCTATCAATCTAGCGTCAACGGCGTTAACGTGCTGTAAACATTTCTCATCTGTCAACGTGCTAACCTCAAGGTCTGCAAAGTATCCAAGATCAAGAGGTCTATCTCCGACAGAGTTCACAAACAGCAACGCCTGTCCAGCGAATCCATCCTGCAGCCCATGATATGCGCCAATAAGAAGTCCAGCGGACCTTGCATGTTCATAATTTGCAACAAAGTACGGATCAGTAACAACTGCAGTCTTGTCATCATTGGGACCAGAAGCCCTGATAATGGCAAAAGAATAACCTGCAGCCTTCACCTTGTCCCAATTGATGTCTCCCTGCCATCGGCTTACATCTACGCCATTTGCCTTATTGACTTCTGGCCCTGGCTCTGGCTCAGGGTTTTCATGGCTAAGCCTATAAGCTGTCAACTTGTCTCCCAACGTCTCTGTAACTTCAAAATCCATCCAGTCCATATTTGGACCTGCGACAAAGATTGCCGCCGCCATTACATAATCGTCTTTCATCAGTTCGCCGTCATACCATGCCAACTGTTCCATATACTGTGTCTCTTTTTCATCTTGATTGCCAACGGTAAATGTTTTATACCCAGTTCTTGCAAACTCTTGGCTAATTACACCGCCATCTATTCCGCACTCTGTTATAATCAATGGCCTAACTGGGAATCCAGCAGCAATCAACTCAGCAACAGTTCTGCGATATCTTAGGCACAGCCACGTTTGACTATCCCACATGGCAGGCGCACTATATTCATGAACCGACCAGAAATCACACGCTGCTAGTCCAGAGCCAATGTCTTTCGCATCCCCAACATTGGGCCACCCAACACTGAAGCATCCACCAACAGTTTTCCATCCCCGCGAGTGCATTAGCTCACTCCACCTTATAAGGAATTCCTTTAAGGCAACCCTGAATGATGACTCCCACATTGGATGAGGTTCATTTGGCGACTCCCATGCGTATACATACGATCTTGATTCATATACAGGCAGCCATCTATTAAACCATTGTTCCGCGCCAGTTGCTCCTTGAGCCACAAGGGCATTCGCCTCATTGTCTGGCATATATGTCCTTCCAATTACTTTTGCACCTGGGAATACTGGCGTTTCTGGCGGGTCAATAACAAAGGCATATTCCATGCCAGAGTTTCCGACAAGCGATTCACCAAATCCAGGGATTGATTGGAAATTCACAACAAGTTTACTCATATTGTTCCTATCCCCTTCTAGTAGCCGCCATAACCCAAAAGGCCCACCCACCTGCAGGTGGGTGGGCGCTTTCTAGGATAGGAGGCACAACAAACAACTATTATGCTACAGTCACACGGCGAATTGCCCCGTGAAGCTCACCCCACGGAACCTGCACAGTATGATATGACTTGAGCCTGAATTGCAGGCTATCTGTCGTCTCTGACAGAGTTACATAATTCACCAGCGAGTCCATTGGCTCTCCGACTTCTGGCATCAACACGGGGCGTGAAAGCCCTTGACGTTGACCAAGCCCAACCAGGAAGATTGTCTCGTCGCCAGATGCCATCGGGTGAATATTTGACAATCCGGTAAGCCCAGTGTCGCTATATGCGGCAACATTTGTATTTACCGAACCGTCCGAGTTATATGTTTTTGCAGCGATAACGTCAATCAAGTCATAGTTTGCGTCTGAATCCGCTTCGCCAGCAAGCGTTCTATAAACCGCATACAGCTTTGCAGTTGCATCTGCAGTCCATGTCAAATCAACAGTATCGTGCGTTGCAGTTGTTACGGTGTCGCTATCTGCGGTTCCCGCCACCTGCTCACCGTAAAGTGTGATACTGGCGATCTTGTATCTATACAGACCGTCAGCAAGGGCGAATCCACCACCAGTACCAGCAACCGCTGCCGTCACAGCAGGCGAAGTTGTCGTACCCAACGGGCGAACAAACCCACTCTTGAGGATAGGAACACCACGATAGGTTTCCATCTCAAAACCACCCTCAAATCCGATAGTCGGCACTGCTCTGCGAATCAATGTTTGCAGTCCAGTGACCTTACTATTCATTTGAGGAGACATCAGGAACAACCACTGCATATCACGTACATTTCTGTACTTGTGCATGGTTACATCAAGCAGGTCGTCAAGGTCGGACAGCGTAATCGTGCCATCTGCGTCAACGACGTTATTGGTCGGAGAATCATTCAATAGCCAGCCGTAAAGACCAGTGTACTGATATGCGTCTCCGGTAAAGCTGAGATCATCACTATGACCCCAAATTGTTGAGAACTCGAATAGGTCCGCCAGACCTTCGGTGGCTGACTCAATTTCGTCAGCCATTACATCCGTAAATGACCGTGCAGCAGATACTGCGAAGTCAGATGCCTGCCCATGTGTGCGCAGAATCTTTACTTCGACTGATCTACGTGCATAAGTGCTTTGGTTATATCCAGCATCAGTCATTTCACCTTCAAACCATGCGCCAGTGTTATTTGCTGTACGGCGAACTACCCTGTGGATATTCCCGTCTGCGCGTACAACTGGAACCATGCGCGTCAATGGCGAAAGCTCTAGAAGGTTGGCACGGATCATAGGTTCGAGGTCTTCTGGTATAAGCGCAGTACCGCTAGCAGAACTTGCGGTAAGTGCCTTTTTCAGTTCAGATTTATAATCCATTATACACCACCTGTTTATTTATTCTTAGTTAAACTTTCAGCAAGAACTTCTTTCATCCTTGCACGACGCTCTTGCGGCGTCATTTCCATATACTGCTTTGTCTTGTCTGCAACACTTACAGCCTCATCTTCTGGTTCATCTACGATAACTCTCGCAGAGCGTACAGCGGTCGGAACAAGTGCATCAACTAGACCAGCAAGAACCTTATTGGCAACCCTTTCGACAAATTCTTCTTCGTCAAACAACTTGCCAACTTTTTCACCTTCAACCGCCTCTTCACTTACTTCGCCGTCTGGCTCAGGCGAATTGGCGGACATCGCATCAAGCATTCTTTCAACAACACGGTCTACAAGCAGATCGAGTGATTCGGCTAGGCCAGATACGCGAGCCTCAAGATTCCCAAGGGCGTCCTTTACTTCGCTTACGGCCAAAGCGACATCAAAGGTCTCCTCTTCTTCTTTCTCAACAACATCTTCCTCTTCAGCCTTTTCTACCGTCTCTTCCTCTGACGCATCATCTGCCTTTTCTTCTTCGGCAACTACATCAGAGGCGCTGCCAGCTTCCTCCTCTTTTTCAACAGGAGTTTCGTTGGACTCTACGGCCTGCTCCGCGCTGTCAATAACTTCCTCTTCGGCTACCTCTTCCTCTACGTCAGAGACAGCGCCTTCAATTTCTTTGTCCATATTTTCAATATCTCCCATAATTTCACTATTTTTGAAAATCACATTCCTATGGGACATACCTTTACTGAACTTCTCGCTTCCAATTTCTTGAATTGTAGCAGCGTAATTTGCTGGATGGTCTACGTAAGAAATTTCCACCATGTCATACGAGTGGATTATCAGCGGGAAGAACCACGGATCGGCGTCATCGCCCATCGCCTCAAGGGCTGACTGGTTTAGTTCGTACTCCCTTGGTATAATGCCAACGGAGTAAGCCTTCAAAACACCACCCTTAATAAGCTCTTTAGTATTCTGCTCAACAGGTACAGTTATTACTTCATTCCACGCAAGTCCGTCAGCCTCACCAATCTTTTCGATACGACCAGACGGATTATTGTGCATGGTTCTGATATTGCCCCACTGACGCCATTTTTCTACAGCCCCAACTGTGGCCTCCTTAGTGATAATGTCACCGACCTCATCCATCTTGTCGCTTGTGAAAAAGCCACGCACCATCATTTCGTCGGTATCACTTTCACCTGCACCCTTTGGCAAAAATGTCCCATAAGACTTGAATCGCACCCTAGAGTTAATTATCTCTTTCGAGCGCATATCTAATCTTTTATCCATAACATCTCCATTATAAGACTTATGGCTTTCAACCCATTCCTTGGCTTCGTCCATAGTCCACTTATCAACGTCAAAGAGATAAGTCATTATCTCCTTGCAGTCGGTGCAGTACAAAGCCTTAATGCCTTTTGACTCACTAACGGTTATTGTTTTTATTTCATGTCCACTATGTCCACTACTTACAGGGATTCTGTGGTAATTCTCCGTCGTCTCTGGCATTCTCTCTCATCTTTAGCGAGCAGTCCAAACAGAAATCGTGCATCGCGATACTTATAATCAACTCTCCACACCGCAGGCACCTAGAACGCACAAGGTACTTACTACCACGATCTTCTATGTGCCTATACACCACTGCCATAAGGAACCTCACCAAGAGCAAGCTCAACCTCTTTCAAGATTTGCTCTGCCCTAACTGCACCTATGTTCTTAATCCCAGTCAAAAACTCTTCGCCAGCAAGATGAAGCATTCTTGTTGTGATTGCTTTAACCCCGCCACCGTAGTCAACTAATTCACCATATACAGATTCATCCCACGCATCATAGATTCTCTTTACAACATTTGTGTCAAGCACAAAGTCTATCGCAGATGAATCGTCAGGGAAGATACCTGTTCTGTAATATGCCTTCCCGCTAGACCAATCAAACATTACCTTACGCCTCCTATTTATACCACATCAGATCAGCCTATGTCAACTGATCAACGTTAATTTTCTTGGATTCCATCAACGCTACCACCATTTGCCATTTCGTTACAAAGACTTTCGTCAATCTCAAATACCGGAGTAGCGCCCAGCGACATTATTTGCATTATTAACCTTCTGACGCCATCGCAAAGTATATAGTTATTCCTCTCTATTATAGAAACCCTAACTGTCAATATGTCTAAATCCTTTGCCCTCATACTATCTCTAGCTTCTAATAACTTAACACGTTCAATGTAAGGCTCAATTAAAGAAGTCGCCGCAGTAACAATTACTCCAGTCGCATCGGCCTCTGACTTCTCTGACGCTTTTATAACGGCAACGCCCTCTACCTTGTCCCTTCTTTTTGTCCTAAAATAGTTTAGCAGCCCAGGAATCGACATGACAAATGCGACTATTATTGGAGCAGCGGTTGTTATGAAGTCAATAAGCTTCTCGTCCATCGCTGCCTCCTAACAACCAAAAGTGTCATCAATAACACTTCTATTAGTGTCTGGATCATAATAGCAGCGCACCATGTTGTATATGAAATTACGTACTTGACAATATCGTATGGAAACATTGAAGCAATATTCCCAACAATATCTATATTTAACATCTTTCCAACTATCCTAACAGTAGAAAACACCAGTATATGAAAAACTAGCATGGCGACACCGCACATTCCAGCACCCAATCTCTTAAATTTTATTCTTGCCCAAATTAAAATTCCAAGAGTTGATACAGAAATGAGAATTGCCGCCAGGTATAACCAACTACCCTGGTAACATTCGCACATTCTCCACCTCCTCTATCAACCAGTCAAAAAACTCTGCAATATCTTCTACAGAGTCACCCAATTCGTCTAGTACATTAAAAATATACCCGCTAAGAGATTCGTCAATGGCAGAAGGAACAAAGTCTCTCTTGAACCTTTTACCACCAGCAACTCTAAGAGCAAACTTCCGCCATTTTCTGATCTCGTCTACCAGCACAGACTCTTCAACATCTGGTTGCACCGGAGGCTGAGTTCCAGGAACCTTGTCTTCGTCAGACGGAGCCATGTCACCCTCATCATCATTGATCGGTTCGTTTTCTGGACGGCCAGGTTTCCCGTCAGGTCCAACCATGTCCATATTTTTCGGGATAAGGTAATAATCTCCGTTATCTCTTGGAGCCTCTCCGCGAGAAGCCCTTGCTTCATTTGGCGACCACTGACCCCATTGAATACGGCGCAACTCAATCGAAGCATCCTCAATTGCAGTTGTAAAATCTGGACGCTTAAACCGGAACTTCCATTCCGGAGCATTGAACAGCCTTATACAAACATTAGTATATATCGACTCTTCCAGCAGCGACATCATTGGCCTTAGAGTCGATTCGTAAAACTCCCTGCGGAGTTCCCGCATGTCAGTATTGGTTTCTATCCCATACTTTGCACCTGGAACACCCGTTGACGCTGATATCTCACTTCTATTTAGCTCCCTACCTTCGACATATGGAGCATCATCCTTAACAGACGCGACTGCCTTAAATCCACCCTCCCCCTTCATAATTATAGGATTGCGTCCGTAGTTCTTAGAGCCTGTATATCTGGAATTTACCATAGCGACAAAACGATTGAAAGTGTCATCGTCAATGTCGTTTGGAGTGTACCAGAATCCAGAATAAGGGGCGTCCCTGTTTTCATGCAGTGACCTATATGCTATCGCAGCATATATCTCACTTGGGAGTGTATATTCAGTCAGAGCCAACAACTCTGCCATATAGACCCCACCAGAATAATCAGGAACCGCAAAAAAGATCACATCTTCTGGACTATTAAACTCAGACTTGGATTCTACTCCACCAACTCTCAGGTACTGCACATAGGCAGGTCTTTTGAATGTACCATCAGCCTCAATGTTAGGTTTTACAACCCCTGGAATAACATCAAAGCCCAACGGCGCTCCAGTCCCCCTATCTCGCACAATCTCCCAGGCCGCATGACCGAATATCCTAAAAGAAAATGCAGTTGTGTATATCTTCGCCAGAGGGCTAAAAACATCCTTCACGTTGGCTTGCATAGGGCTAATATAGTTAAAGAAGTCAAGAATTCTTCGCCTTTTCCTCTCCGATCCTCCGCCGTCTAGCTCAGCCTCAACAATGTCGAAACCAGGCCCGACAACTCCGCGACCAACCACTGCGCCAGAGGCACTTAGGAATGGAACAACAGCGACAGCATCCATTAAGTCAAGGATTTCTTCTTCCCTTGAACTTCTCCCAATAGCTGTCCTGGGCAAACGCGAAGTGACCTGCGTCACACTCGCCTTGTCCCTAACAGTTCCGTCGTTAATAAAAATTCTCACACTCATACTAGCATTCTACCTCTTTTGTACTATTCTGTCAAGCGAGTGGCTCTAAAGTGATCCCTTCAAGTTGTGCTAGTCTCATTTTTTCTAGGTAAGTGTCTTCCCTGCCAAATCGCTTATAGACCTCTGGCGATCTTGCATGAAATACTTCTATATTTAGCACAGTCCCAACAAGCAACCCTTTCTCCCACACGCGACGCTGGAAATCCAAATCCTCAAGGTGCATCTTGCCTTTCCCTGTGTGGAATCCACCAACAAGGTCAACAACTTCCCTTGTAGTCGCCGCAAACCAGCCACCAGCAGGCCCAACCTCTATATTTAACCCACCTATCGAAGCAAGCCCTATCGCTTGATCTGGCAATCTGCCTCCATCCTTATTCATTGTATCCGTGCTAACATATCCAAACCGCCTGCCATCAAACCTTGTATGCAAAGCCTTTCGGAAGATTTTCTCCCATCCACGCGGCTGAATGTCAAAAATGTCATCGTCTATTGTAACGATAATATCTCCAGTAGCCTCCGGAACAATTACTCCATATGCGTTTAGCCCAATGTTTTCGTCTCCGTAAAAGACCTTGCATTTAATGTATTCCGGACAAGCATGTTCGAGCATCGGAAGATATTTAGTAGTATAATCTGTACTTCCGTTGTTATATATCAATAGCTCAGTATCTTTAGATTCATCGACACTATCCAAAATCGCAGCAATCGTTCTCCGTAAAAATGGATATTTGTTATACGTTATCATACACAAGCTAATCTCTGCCATGTTACGACAACTTTAAGATTCTAACATTATCGGCAGCAATAACCCCAACGCGGCGATTCGCGGGGATCATTGACGACAACTTATCAAATTCCTGACTAGAGATTCCGCTGCTTGGAATAACAAGCATATCATTGTCATCTACAACAATAACAACCCTTCCCATTTCGTCCTTCACAGCCTCCTTAACGGCGTCTGCTACAAGTGCCTTTATACGACTACTTGCAAGGGCAGATCTAACTTCGTCACTGATAAGGCTATATATAGCTTCTGTGCCAATAAGCCCAACAGCAACCCTCTCAAGAACCTCACTAGAAGAAACGAGTTCCAAGAGGTACTTTTGTACCATCCTCTTCAACATTATAATATGTGTCCTCCCAAATCTTGCTTTTTTCTATCTTCGCGCCCTTGTCGCCATCGATCAACTGCTGCATATCGTCACCAACGACAACAAAGTCAAAATTCATACTGTTGGGCGATATGATTACGGCAAGCCGTAAAAGCGCAAGGGCAAACGCGAAGTGGTCTGCGCCAGTTTTTCTCCAAACGCCTACAACCGTCTCGCCGCCACCTTGTAACTTTTTCTTTGTGGTGTCACGTTTTAGACTCCCACACTGTGATATAATCTCTCTTATTATCTGCGTGCGATTATCCCAACTACCCCACAATTGAATACGTTCATTCGCCAAATCGTCACGAATCCCATCAAGCATATCTGTCCTACTGCATGTAAGTTTATAGGCAGATGCGCCGTGGAAACCACTCCACTTAAACGGGTATGTGTATGCGCCAATATCTGCCGCCCCAAGCTTGCCGTGAAAATCCTTACAAAGATTATAAATGCTTTGCCTGTTTGGATTCGCATCACATAGCCCAAAGTCTATATCAAACATTCTTGCAATTGCACCGAGTCTTTCGAATTGATCTTCACCAGGGGATGGCTTGATATGCTCCGCGTACACAACTTCAATCCTGTCGCCGCCTATAGGGACTCTCCCGACCATAGTATGCACTTCGTTTCCCTGGTCAGCCCCCATATAATACCTATATCCTTTCTCTCTGTGGGATTGATGATTGTGACCAGTTGAAAATGCGTGATCCCGAAACAGCGACATTGGCATCGAACCTCCGGTTGGTCTCCACGGCCTGCCAAGCCTAAGATTAAAGAATGTCTTTTTATCCATAACCTTAGATTCCTGGTACAATGTGTCAAGAGGTCTTGTATATGGCAGCATAAGGTGAGATACATGGTAGCCGTGAACCTCAGACTTCGGATTAGTTACAACCCACTTCCCGCTTACAATATCCTCAGAACGAAGCTCCTGGCGACATCCGCGACAAGCAAGGTACACTCCATCTCCAGTATTAACAAGCTGATCTTCCCAATCAAGCTCTTGATCTGTATTGCAACGACTGCAGGTTACAATCCATATACGCATATCAGAACGTTCATATGCTGCATCAATCCCGAATCCAGCGACCGTAGGTGTTGAAAACTGATAGTGATACTTATACTTAGATGCGTCCAACCTAGCAATAAATTGCTCCATATTATCCTGGTCAGACATATCAACTTCATCATTAATTAATATGTCTACTGGGAGCATACGCGGAGTAACAGACGCTTCCATAACATGGTAAAATGAATCCCCAATGCGTTTCATTCTTGCATTGTTAGTACGTCCCATCCTGCCAGACAAATAATCACTATTCTCTATCATTGGGTCAAGTGTAGTGGCAACGTAGTCGGTAACATCATCGCGCCTTGGAAGTGTATACATAGCCCTTGACTTTTTCATCGAAACAAACCACAGCGCCTTCGCAGTCCCTAGAGTTGTCCATCCAATCTGAGTAGGCTTCCTGCCTACCTGCCTTGGATGCAAATCGTCAAGAATGTCAATCTGCCACTTTCTATCTTCAAATGTCCAAGTAACACCCTTCGGGAGGGCTATATAACTAACAGCCCAAACAAACGGCGACTTCTCCGAAATCTCGGCTATATTCCTTGCAAACGACAGGTCGTTATTATTCGACACGCAATTGCCTTCCGCTATTGGTCTTGTCATACGGAGCCTCAGTGTCTAATTCCTCACCTATAGGCTCCATAGGTAAAGTCTCCTGCTCACTATATCCTTCGATATACTTATACTTTGCAGCAATAACTTCAACATCACGTTCTTCGCCAGACTCCATAACATTCCTGACGCGCTCTACAACATAAGCGGCAAGAGTTTCGTCACCCATGAACATAGGCTGTGGCGTATGGTGGACCACTTCGTGGCGCTGGACATGAAGCCCAAGCTGCTGCAATACAAACCGAGTCATTTTGGCCTTTTCCTGGAACATCATCCTACGAGTTGTTTCATTTTTGATAATATACTTGTCTTCCTCATCTTTTGCAAGAGGGTCAAGCGAAAGAAAATAGTCAACATTTTTCCAAGCCGTCACCGCTTTCTGATCAAGCCAAACATAATGCAGTTGACGCTTAATCATCTTCTTGACTTGAGATACTCGCCTTGCAAAATCCTTGTTTCCATTTAACGCATGAGTGATCGTACTCCTGTCAATGCCAAAAATCTTAGCAATCTGGTTATATGGAACACCGAATGCAAGGAAAGGCATCCAATCACCCCATGCGTCAGGAAGCCCATCGGTTAAAGAAACCCAATCTATCAACAACTCAGACGGCAGACGCTCTTCGTCGCCGATCTGTACAAGTTCTAAGCTATCTGTCATTATGTGATTATTATAACAATTATTGTAAAAACTGTCAAGTCACATTTTCATCAATCAACTGTTGACAAAGTACCCATGTTCTAGTATAATATACAAAGGGATATTGGATAATATACTATGCAGAGAAAAATAGCTATCACCGCGATAAAATGGAATCCAGAGTACCATAACGCTGTTAGGAAGGGACTTATCGCCGCAAAAAATAAGTACAAAGACGGACTCCTTGTTATTGTGGGATATACAATTATTGGAGTTAAGATTGCATCAATAGCAGCAGAGATTGGCTTAACGGTGCATATGTACGCTCCAGACCTTAATATTCAACCAAGGGCATTAGACATTGTAAGCGGGATAACAATAACATCGACCACTAAACCAGAGTACATGAAGTATATGATAAGCAACGCAGATGGCGTAATGGCCTTTGACGAAGGAGACCCTGTGGTTATGGCAGCAAAAAGAGAAGGCAAGGCTGTGTGGTTTCCGCTAAACTCTTCTCGGTAGAATTCCGAATCGCAACAACCAGGATTGAAATGTAAAAAAGAGTTCTCAACAAAGTAAGTTTCTTCCAGTAGTATAGACAACAATAGAATATAAAACACCACTTACAATGACAAACAGTTGGAATGTCAAATATAGTATTATTATGCCATAAGTCCCAGGCAGCACATGTAGTGCGTAGAGGTTGCCGTAAACTCGGAGTCAGTTGACCCAACTATAAACTGACGTTGATCTAAGCAACGATATCAATTTAGAAGGGTAAAAATCCAGAGTTAATCTTGTTAGATATAAAACAAGAACAACATATCCCGTCCGTTAGCTTTTGCTGGGAGTTGCAAGGTAGAGTAAATTAGTGGGATTCACCCGCCCACGTAACGACCTGGATCGCCCTGCTTTTTCGGCAGGTGCCTTGCAAAACTCCTCTCTGTTCCTTTGGGACAGGGGGGAGTAGGATCAATTTTGACCCAAGGCGTAGATACATACCAGAATCCATGCAACGCAAGTTGCATAGCGAAGCTGGACTATAAAAAGGGGCCGTAGCTCAGTTTGGGAGAGCGCCACACTTGCACTGTGGAGGTCGAGAGTTCGAGTCTCTCTGGCTCCACCATGAACGATAAATATACTATAACCCTTGACGGAAGCACTCAGAAAGTTGCGCGTATGTTGGCAAGGGCAAGATTCAAGACTGCGCGGGAAGCGGGGGTTGTGAACGCCAAAAAAGGTCCACAATCTAATGAATTAACTGACCTGGAGGGGATTGGGGGTGAGTTTGCATTCTGCGCCATTATGAATCTATGGCCTGACCTGTCGGTTGGGGCTAGGAAGGGGGGATACGATTGCGTAACCCATTCCGGAGTAACAATCGACGTAAAGACGACCCACTATCCAACAGGCCAACTTCTGGTTGGAAAAAACAAATTTGATACAGGAACAGACGTGTATGTTCTCATTATTGGCAAGTTCCCGCAATATAAATATGTTGGTTGGGCAACTGCCGCAGAGATCATAAACGGAAAGAATCTTGGAGATCTTGGCTGGGGTGAAGCATTTCTACTACCACAGTCACAACTTCATGGGCCAGGAGAGGATATAGATGGCTTTATTGACAGAACACTTTGAGGAACACTTTAATAAAGGCCAACAAGAATACGAGTATATAAATCATCCGGAACATTATGGTAAACATCCTTCCGGAGTTGAATGTATTGACATTATAGAACATATGCCTTATAATATAGGGGCTGCCATGAAATATATCTGGCGCGTTGGCTTGAAACCAAAAGTTAGCGCAGATGAGGACTTGGCAAAGGCTATATGGTATATAGAAAGAGAAAGGGAGAGGCTCAAAAAGAGCTAGAACATGGAATAGAGATGGCAGATTTTCCACGCGGAGACTTTAGGATGAACATGCTGTGCCATACACTTATCACAGATATAAAGATGGACACGGCAGATATTGGGCCGAATCTCAGGCCAGAGGTTGCAGAGGCATTTACCGACGTGCTTCAAGCCATAAAGAAACTAAGCGATGTAACAAACAGGTTACTAGAACAAAATGGTAGACAGAGTAGTCTTTCTTGACATTGACGGCGTATTGATAAATGAGAAATACGCAAACACTAATATGGCCGATCCAGCCTGTGTTGAACAACTGAATAGGATTACGGACAGGACAGGTGCAAAGATTGTCGTTTCATCATCCTGGAAACATTACGGGTTGCCAAAAATAACACTCATATTGAAACAGTGGGGAGTTACTGGAGATGTGATAGATATAACTCCAGACTGGAAGGGATACGAGCGACGTTGGGAGATTATGGGGTGGCTCTCAGATAGTACATTTTACCAAGACATGAATAACACCTTTGTAGTTATAGATGACGAGCGAGAAGCATTTCCGTCTGGAATGTTTGGCGTAAGAACAAATTTCAGGCACGGATTACATACTATAAACGCCGATAGGGCAATAGCTATACTGGAAGGATTAGACCCAAGGGGTATTGGTTAATGAAAATAAGAATAACAACAAATTTCACGCTTGATGGAGACTCATGGATATTGAATACTGCACTAAACGAGAATGTGTTAAACGATCTTGTAACAAGAAGTATCTTTGAGTTAGTCAGAGACCTGAAAAAGATGAATGGGTTTAGCAGTACCTGGAATGTCAATTCGGAACTTAAGCACGTACACGCCGAAGAGATCAAGGATGGTGGTTTAACTTAAAGATCTCCCCCTGTGGCCCAACTGGCAGAGGCATACGGCTTAAGCCCGTATAAGTGATGGTTCGAATCCATCCAGGGGGATTAGACTAAACGAAGGGATAGAATATGTGAAGTATTTAGGCGGGAAGTATCGGACTGCTGGAGACATATCCAGCTATATAAATGCTATAATAAAACCTAAACAGTCATATTGGGAGCCGTTCGTTGGAGCGGCATGGGTTCTTGTAAAGATACGGTGTGGTGGCAGGAAGTATGCCAGCGACATTAACCCATATCTTATAGAAATGTGGAAAGCGGCTGTGAACGGCTGGATACCACCAGAGACAATCACAGAAGATGATTACAATAAAATAAAAGACAACATTGATGAATATCCCCCAAGCCTTGTTTCATTTGTTGGGTTTGCTACATCGTTTGGAGGTAAGTGGTTTGGCGGGTATGCAAGAAACGCCAATCCGTCACGAAACTATGCGAGAGAGGGATCAAGGAGTATCTTGCGGAAGGTAAAATACCTTTCTGGTGTAAGATTTTTTACTGCCGATTTTTTAACAGAACCTCCCCCCGAACCTAAAATGCTAATCTATTGCGATCCTCCGTATGCTGGAACAACAGATTACGGGAATACGCCATCATTTGATACTGGTGTATTTTGGAATAGGGTTAGAGAATTGGAGTCTCTTGGACACAACGTAGTGGTGTCAGAATATAAAGCCCCACACGATTTTAAGAAAGTCCTTGAGATTGGCACAAAAACAGACTTACACACAACCGAAGGCAAGGACAGCAGGCTTGAGAGGTTATTCTCATTGGCACCAGTAAATGAACGAATAAAACAACTAGAGTTATTTTAGTATTGGAGATAAAAATGGAACATATTGCAAAAAGCGTTGGCGAAGTAATGTTATTTGGACCAGAAGACAAAGTGCTAGAACTGGTAAAAGTTTTAGAAGACAAAGACAACACCCTGGATGGATTTTCGGCCACGGAATTACGTGATGCTGCGCTTGGGTATATGTTGGTCGATCTTTATAGGCTTGCCGATATTGAAAGTGTAGCCGAATTTTTACTAGGGCCAATGTTTAAGGCCGAAGAACTTAAAGCTATCTTGAGGAAGCTTATAGATATTGCCGTTGCAGACCCATACGCAACATTCGAATAGGAGACACTGTGGCAACACGAAAACTTTATAATGGGGAGGTTGAGCTTCTATTCAACGAAACAGAGCATTTGTATTCCGTTGACGGTGTAATTGTTCCAAGTGTTACACGTATCCTTGGGGTTATAGACAAACCTGCCCTGATTCCTTGGGCGGTAAACGAAACCGTCGATAATCTTAGAAAAACATTAAAGCCTGGAACGTTATATACACAAGAGCAACTTGATTTCATCTTGCGCGATTCAAAAGATGCAAGATTTAGGCAGTCAAAAAAGGCGTTGAATATAGGTTCTGAGGCCCATGACTGGCTGGAAAGATACATTAAGGCTCAGATATTATCTACTCCAGCGCCAGACTTGCCAGAATATCCTCCGGTGCTTGCAGCAGTTATGTCATACATTGATTGGGAGAAACGATATACAGACATTAAATATCATTACAGTGAACGCAAACTGTTTTCCAAAAGATATATGTATTCTGGTACAGTTGACATTGTAATAGAGATAAATGGGAATATCGTCGCCGCTGATTTTAAGACTAGCAAGGGGATTTATCCTGAATACCTTGTTCAGAGTGCTGCATATGCAAAGGCCCTTGAGGAAGAGCTTGGCATAGACATTACCAAAGTTGCTGTTATTCGCATACCGAAGGACGGCAACACTGTTGAGATTGAAGTCGCAGACAACATAAAAGGGCTGTTTGATATATTCAAATGCTGCTTAGTAATCTGGCGTTGGAAAAACGATTGGAGTCCGACATCGGCAAAATGGAAACTACCTTAGAAATTTACAACGAAGATATAAACAAATGGAGTAAAGAATACAGCGGACCACCTTTTCACGCACTTTTCACAGACTGCCCATACGAGTACGGATTCATGGGAAAGTCTTGGGATTCGTCTGGAGTTAGCTTTTTGCCCGATACATGGGCCGCACTTGGGAAACATCTCCTTCCTGGCGCGTTTGGAATGACATACGGCGGCGCTAGAACTTGGCACAGGATCGCAACCGCAATTGAAGATGCAGGCTTTATAATTCACCCTTCAATATTCTGTTGGGCCTATGCAACCGGATTGCACAAAGCGGCGAGAATTGATACAGCTATTGATAAAGAAAAAGGTGTGTACGACGAACGAGAGGTACTTGAAAAGAGTACTGCAACTTATGGGTATCAACGATCTGGAGAGCGTTGGAACAAAGATCATTTTGTGACCAGGCCAGCATCGAAAGAGGCTCTCGCATGGTGGGAGTATAGGTATGGAATACAGGCATTGAGACCTGCCGTTGAGCCGATCATCCTTTTCCAGAAACCATACGAAGGTAAAAAGGTTGACTCAATAAGAGAGTATGGTTCTGGAGCATTACATATAGAAGCTTGCAAGTACGAAGGAGGCAAGTGGCCCACGAATGTCGTTATCTCTCACCACCCACTTTGTACAAAGGCAAAATGCCACCCAACGTGTAATCTTCATAATGGGAATTTCGACAATGCGTACTTCCCAACATTTTCTTGGGGGCCAGACTTTTTAGAGGGTGTAAATCTTTATTACAATAAGAAGTCGTTAGGGCCAGAGAGAGAGATAGAATTGGGCGGAATAAACCACCCAACCATAAAACCTATTTCCCTAAATGTGTGGCTTGCGAAGCTCCTGCTTCCGCCTGGCGTGTACAGCCCAAGAAGACTTCTTGTGCCATTCGGTGGAGTTATGAGCGAATCAATAGGTGCGATTCTGGCTGGTTGGGAACATATCGTCAGTGTTGAAAAAACACACGAATATGCTAACGCTGGCAGGAATAGGGCCGAGTGGTGGATGCAAATGGCAAATAAGTATGGGAATGACGTGGATGAGATTCTAAAAGCTTCGGCAATAGATGACGGAATGGCAGAGCAATTAACATTCAGCACATAGTACAATCTTTTGAAGATTTATTGACAAAGTTAACATCTTCCAGTATAATAGCTAGACGACAGCGATAGCATAGGGTTGAGCTTCGGGGTGCTTCGGTGTCTTCGCAACTTACCTCCTTTTTGGTGTGGTACTCGGTCCGTGCAGGCAACGATTGGCCTGCACGGACCAACCTCTTACGCCGAAGGAGTGGTGAAGCTGTTTTAGTGGCAACGATTACGGTGAACTCCGTTGCAACCTGACCGAAGAGATATGACGCTCTGGATAGGACGCATATCAAACAGCATTAGCCCTGGAAACAGGGCTAGTTCTGTTCTCTAAGGAGGTATTTTTATGTGGTGGATATTTCACGTAATTTTGATAATTGTTAATATTGCCGTGCCATTTTCTCACACGGGATATATTCCGTGGGAGGAAGAATCGTCTGCTATGTCAATGAGTGGGTGTGCTGCTTTTTATTCAAAAGGAAGAATGGAGACTACGGCTACTATATTAGGATATATAGATTCTAAAAGTGACTACTCTGCGTGGCTTGAAGGGGCAGGGTATATCGGTGCTGTTGCAGTATATAGGTTGGGCGACAAAGGTAAAGATGTTCATATCTTGTGGCCTGACGGAACAATTGATGGCCCATATATAGCCATAGATGTTGTCTCCAAAAAGCATTACAGTATTGGGCTTGACAAGAATAGAGTTATTGATGTAGACTATAAAACTGCCGTGCGGCATAACATGAGAGGTCCAGTAGCAGTAACTATAATCTATAACGGAACTGTGTTGTTTGATACCGTTGACGGTTCCGATAATGCGATAGACGTTGGAATCACAGTTGATAAATATAAGGGGTGCGTTGGCATAACTAATGGCTAAAGAGATTAAGTTTAGTACAATCGAATATAACCCCGAAAGGGGTCGTGAGTCAGACCTTGGAATAGACATGCCTGCATGTGGCGTCCATATAATTAAGCCTGGAGATGTTAAAACAATCAACACTGGACTCTCATTTGAGTTTCCGCAATTTACAAAGCTCCAAAGATTTATTTGGAGATTGCTATTTGGTATAGATGTTACCGGAGTTGGAACATTGGTGTGGCCAAAGGGCCGAAGTGAACATGCAATTTTGGCAGGCGTTATTGATGTAGAGTACCGTGGCGAAGTAAAGATAAAAGTATACAACCCCACAGATGAAATCCTCCTATTTAACGCTGGTGATATGATAGCCCAAATGGTTCCTGTTCTCGCCCTCAATATTCCACTGACGAAAATAACCCAGGTCAACCTTAACACCGATCGCGGAACATCAGGAGGGATTAACAGGTAATGTTCGCTGAAACAGAAATGGCAAAGAGCATTCTTGCAAAAAGATATTACCGTAATGGCGAAAGCACACCAGACGAACTCCTTGATAGAGTGTCGTCATTTATAGCTTCCGCAGAGACAGAAGAGGATGGACTACGTTCTGACTGGAAGCTAATATTCCGCGAAGTAATGGCGTCTGGTAAATTTCTGCCGAATAGCCCATGCCTTGTAAACGCTGGACACGGAGGGGGTTTGTTCGCGTGTTTTGTTATAGGACTAGAAGATAACCTGGATTCAATCGCAGAGGCCAAGGCTACCGCTATGGCAATCACGAAATCTGGAGGGGGTTGGGGCATTGGCCTTTCAAACCTTCGGCCTGCTGGATCTCCAGTCCGCGGTTCAACCCACGGTATCGCTGGAGGGCCTGTTGGATTCTGGAAGACATTTTCATACGACATGCTTACGATGACGCAGGGTGGATTCCGTGACGCTGCCTGTATGGCAACTATGGATGCTTCCCATAAAGATATTGTGGATTTCATTACCGCAAAGTCCCCAGTAAACTCCGTAATCGAATTACTAAATCTCAATAGGATTACAGACAACCCAAAAGGTGTTGCCGAACAACTACTGCAGGACCGTGCAATCCTAGCCGCATCGGAGACATATCTGTCAAACTTTAACATGAGCGTGTTGGCTTCTGACGAGTTTATGCAAAATGCTTCACATATAGACACTAAAGAACGGGAAACTCTAACAGCTATTGCAAACGGGGCGTGGGAGAATGGAGAGCCTGGTGTTCTGTTTATTGACACGATTCGCAGGCGCACAAAATATGATCCGTCATTGATTCAGGCCACGAATCCGTGTGGTGAGCAACCACTTCCACCAAACGGGAGTTGCTGTCTTGGGAGCATAAATATATCGGAATTCGTCGATGAGCTAGGATATATTGACATTGAAGAGTTTAAGAGAGTTATAAGGGTAGCAGTTAGATTTCTTGACAACATGATTACATTAAACGAATTCCCGACATCGGCAACGGCGGCTTGGTCGTACAGGAACAGGTCAATAGGGCTAGGCATTATGGGATTCGCTGATGCTCTTATTAAGATGGGACACAAGTATGGTTCTGTTGAGGCCGTAGCGAAGGCTGGCTGGATCGCGCAACTGCTGATGAAAGTCGCAGAAGACGAAAGCAAAACCCTAATGATGGAAAAGGGATCGGGAACACATGGAGACTTTAACGGTAGGAGAAATAATGCCTTGTTATCAATTGCTCCAACTGGCACGATTAGCCTTCTAGCCGGTTGTTCGGCTGGCATAGAACCAATCTTTAGTGCAATAACAAAGCGGAGTGATAGGACAGGCGAATACACAATCTTACACAATCTTGCTGGAGCAGATGGATTTGTAACACTATACGATCTTCCCTGGTCAGCAGTTATTGACACGGTTGCCGCATTTTCTGAATACGTCGATACCAGTATATCTTACACGGTTAATTTGCCAAACAACGCAACGGTAGAAGATGTTCTTAATGTACTGTTTTATGCTTACGATAAGGGGTGTAATGGATGTACTGTGTACAGAGACGGTTCTAGGACTCGGCAAGTTTTGTCGTCCGAATACACATCCCGCGTTGAAGAGGCAGAGTTGTTAGCAAGACCTGCGGTTCTATCTGGCGATACATACAAGGTAGTTGGCAATATTGAAGGTGAAAGTACAAATTTGTACATAACTGTAAATACAATAGATGGCAAGCGACCGTGGGAAGTATTTGTAAACACTCCTTATATAAGGTCGCTAAAAGAATTGCAATTGGTTACAGCAGTCACAAGGCTCTCCAGTTTGGCCCTGCGTGTTGGTGCGCCACTGGAAAAGATAATCGAACAACTGAGAAAGATTGAGGGGCAATCGGTCACTAGCATTCCCGCGCTTATAGCGCAAACACTTAGCAGGTACGAAACAACAGCAGCAAAGTGTCCAGAGTGCAGTGGAGAGCTAAACTATCAGGGAGGATGTTCTACTTGTGCAATCTGCGGATACAGTAAATGTGGATGATGAAAATAAACAACTCTTATTACCGATTGCAGAGCAAGAGGCGGCAAGGAAGATAGCAGTTGCCAATATACGCCTCTTGAATTGCTGGCTAGGAATTTCTACGAAAGAGTTTATAGGTAGCACATTCTGTGTTGAATGTGAGCATCTTGAATCATGTGCGTTATTATATAAAATGCTTGACAGATCGGAGAAACTTCATCCTGCCGCAAGGGCAAGAGAAGTAATTGGCAGGTTTGGCATAGAGAGCGAATATTTGTGAGAGAGCCAGAAGATGCAGCGACTTATTATCTGGTAATAGCAAGAGACACCGACCTTGAAGGTAAAGTCCGGTGCGTTCGGTGCAGTAGACTCGCGGATGACGTTCATGAGATAATTCCTAAGTCTCACTTTGGGCCACTGCGACGGTTAGAGCTATTCGCAATCAAAAATAGGGTATGCCTGTGCAGAAAGTGCCACGGGGAAGTACATAACGATGCTGGCCGGAAAGAACTGCTTTCAAAATTACAAAAAATGTATGGATATGAATACGACGGAGAGGCAAAATGCGCCTTGGATATCTAAATGGCAGGCCAATTGTGGCCTACAGCAGCATAGCGGAAGCAATCTCAGCAAAGTCATGTTTGACATGCAGAAGATATAATAGTATAATTCCATGTAAGTATTATAGCAACTGTCGTGCCGAGAAGCCAGCAGGGCAGTCGCCATTGTTCTACTCAAAGGCTTCAATAGATATGATAGATTTAAGATTAACAATTATAAATGGAGACATAGAATGGACTTAAATGCAGTTAGTTTTACCGGACGGTTGGGAGTCGATCCGTCAATGAAGTTTCTGTCTAATGAAAGTGCGGTAACGTCTTTTCGATTTGCTGTACAAGTTGCACCAGAGAAGACATTGTGGTTTGACGTTTCTGTTTGGGGCAAGTTGGCAGAATTAGTAAACAAGTACACAAAGAAAGGTTCTCGCGTCGCTGTTACCGGACGCATCGATCAGGATGACTGGGTTGGCGATGATGGGAAGCGCAGAACAACTCTAAAGATTATTGCTAATAGCGTTATCTTCCTTGATCCAAAAGGTAGCAGTTCTGAATCATCAGTGGATGAAAGTCTTGTAAGTTCAAGCACGGATGTTTTTGAAGACGACGATTTTCCTCTGTAAAGGATAGGTAAATGGCAAAAGGGATAGATGCCGTGGCAAGCGAACTTGCCAAGAAATACGACATCTTTATAGGGCATTTGGGTGATAATGAAGTCGCCCAAGTGCCTTATATCCCCACTGGCCTACTGCAACTAGACCTTGCAATAGGAATTGGTGGAATTCCGCTTGGGTATTTTGTAGAAGTTTACTCACCGGAAGGTGTCGGGAAAACAACGCTATGCTTGCAGCTTATAGCGCAGGCTCAGCGTCACGGATTGGAGACTGCGTACATTGATATGGAACATCGTATCGATCCTGTATGGGCGGAAACGCTTGGGGTCGATCTTGACAGAATGTATTTTACACAACCGCCGTATGGGGAAGCCGCACTAAATGTCTGCCACGCACTAATAAAAGGCGGAGTGAGGCTAGTTGTAATAGATAGCGTTCCGTCCCTTGTCCCAAAGGCAGAATGGGAGGGTGTTACCGGAGATCAATTTGTTGGACTACTAGCTAGAATCTTGTCGCAAAACCTAAGACAAATGGTTCACTCTATGAAGGCAAATGACGCAACTGTTATTTTTGTGAACCAAATACGCTCAAAGATTGGCGGCATGGGGAGTTTGGCTATGGGGCCACAACAAACACAACCTGGAGGTTGGGCGCTTCGGCATAACGCATCACTCCGTATAGACATGAGAAGGATAAAAACATTAACAACATCTGGCGGAGATCCAACCGGACAAATTGTAAGGGTTACAATAAAGAAAAACTCCCTAGCTACTCCATTCAGGAGTGCCGATCTGCGATTGAACTTTGGTGTTGGCTTTGACAAGGTAGAAAGCGTTATCGACGCTGGAATTTCACTTGGGCTGATAAGTCAAAGTGGTTCGTGGTTTGAGGTAGACGGGGAGAAGTTTCATGGTCGCACAAATCTATATGAATACATAAGTAAAGACGAAGTGCTTTCGGCCATGTATGATAAGGCGAAAGGAATACTGACAAGTGGCAATAAAGATGACGTTCCAGACGGAGAAGATTCTTGACGTTGTATCCAAGGTTTCTATGTGGGTTACTAGGAAAAGCCCTGTACAAGCCCTTCAGTGTATAAAATTCTCTCTTAAAGAAGGTGTTTTAGAACTGTCGGCGATAGACAGTGGAACAACGGACATTTCCATGTACATTGACGCCAGTGGGGTAGAAGGAAGCTTTAATGTCTGCATTCCTGCAGACAGACTACTCCCTAAATTGCAGATACTAGCGAAGGCGTCAGGGGAACTGTCTATGACATTTGGGAATTTTGTAACAATCAAGTCAGGTAACCATACTTCTAAACTTGCGACAGTTGATACAATCCTATTCCCCACGTTGGACAGATCATTTATGGTTGACTCCGACAAGGTAGCAAAAAAGATAGACGGGAAAGAACTTGTAACAGCCATTAGAATGACTATGGCCGCTGCCGATCCTAAAAGCCCATTCCCTGCCCTAGAGGGAATCTTCATGAATGGCACAGATGTTGTGTCTGCTGACGGAGCTAGGTTATCAATATACAACACTGAAAAGCTTGTAGAAGAAGAGACTCTTGTTCCAGCAGTTTCCCTTGCCAAGATTGCAAAGGCCATTGACGGGCTTGAAGAGATTTACGTGTATAGGGTTGGCGGGAAATTTATAGTTAGCTGGCAAGACGGAGTGATCGCAACACTTGTTATCAATCACAGCTTCCCTGATTACAAGTCGCTTATGCCAACGGAGTTTGAGACAACATTCAGTGTGAGTCGCGACGAGCTAGCCGAAGCTATCTCTTTAGCAACAACAGATGCCCTTGATTCTGAAAACCTTGTAGTGATTTCTGTAAACGATGATGGTAAGGTTGAGATTTCTGCATCGTCAAGTTCTGGCAAGCATACAAGTGACCTTGATTGTCTTCAATTTAATGGGCCTCCAAAAAGGTTCGGGGCGTCAATCAAATACCTAAAAGACGCATTGATAAAACTAAAAAGTGACATAATTACATTCAGCGTAAATGCACCAACTGCACTAATTGTTTTAAGCGACTCTGATAATTATAAGTATGGCATTATGCCAATGTATTTCGCTGGCTAGGAGACAGAGTGGTTGACATGAAGGGGGCTATGATGTCCTCCAAAAAAGATGAGTACGAAACTCCACAAGACCTTTTTGACACATTTAACGAAATGTTCCATTTTACACTAGATGCGGCAGCAACACCAAAGAACGCAAAGTGTGAAGTGTTTTACACAAAAGAGGACGATGCACTTTCCCAAGACTGGAAAGGAACCGTATGGGTTAATCCTCCGTATGGGAAGTACATTACTCCTAAATGGGTAAAGAAGGGGTATCACGAATCTGTGAAACATGGATCGTTTGTTTGTATGCTTCTTCCTGCCAGAACAGATACCAGATGGTTTCATGACATAATATTGAAACATGCTTTCGCAATACTTATAATAAAGGGAAGGTTAAGATTTGTTGGCGAGAAAGATCAAGCACCATTTCCGTCTATAGTGGTGTTTTTTAGCGGCGGTGGCAGACAGGATGGCGCTCTTGTATATTCCGTCGATAAGAAAGGTCGTATTATAGTGTGAGCGTTAAGAGCAAGTTTGAACGCAAGCTAGCTTTCAGGAAACTTGGGTTCTCTATAAAAATACCAGACTGCGGGAGATCGCTAAAGCCATTCGACTACGTGGTTGGAATTCCGCTTACTGTAAATGGCGGGAAAATTCTCAGGTTTGTCGCCATAGAAGCTAAAAAGGCTTCTGGATGGACAATGCCAATGTCTGTATTTAGAGATCATCAAATTCGCGCATTAGATTTTGTAGAAAATCTAGCTCCAATGTCTTCATGGGTAGCTATAGGATTTCTTGACATGCCAAGTATGAAATTAGACTGGAATAGACAAAAAATAATGGGGCGTATGAGTGCGGAAGCTTACCTTGTACCGTGGGAATTATGTAAAAGGATCAACACCACAGAAGGCACAATTTCCTATAAAAGACTTACAGAGTCTTATCCAGAATATATAATGGATTATGGCAAATTGGGGAGTACTTACAGGTGGTATGTTGGAAAAGATCATCCAATCTTTTACAAGGTGATCCGCAGTAATTCTCAACAAAGTTAGACAATTCCAGTATAATATACAGTCGGGCGGGTCACAGACATTTTGTGATTCGGCCCGTCAAAAATTCCTGTATACGGGAGGTACAACATGGCAAAAGAATTGACAGTAGGAGCGTCCGATCAGATTTCGGTTATTATTTCGGGCGCGAAGACAACGAGTGCTGGAGGCCGCGCAACACGGCAGGTTGACTATCGCGGCGGGTTGGCAGAGTTCCTGGACAAGTATGGCGAGAAGGTCGCAGACGTTGCTCCGCCAAACTTTGACGAACTGAAAGCTCTCGGCGCGGCTGGTAACGCGGCGAAGCTGCAGGCAGCGATGGGGAAGCTCACCGCCGATCTTCTGGCATCAAGCTCGAAGCCGCTCCCTCAGCGGATCGTGGACGCGACCTGCAACTACTTGGTGAAGGAACACAGCTTCGTGATCAGCGATCAGGACCCTGGGACAGACCACTTCTACATCGCGGCTGGCGACCTCACTCCGCAGATGGTGGTGATCCCGAACGACGGGGTGGAATGGCATGTGCTGGCCGCTGCGCCGTTTGGCTAGACGCAGTTGACCTGAGCCTGCGGCAGAACACACAGCACAAGGGCCGAGAGTGGACTGCCACTCTCGGCCTTTTTTATTCTATCCAGGAGGTAAGATATGCTTGTCACATTGAATGATGGGCCAACAACAAGGCTTTACGATACAGAGAAAAACAAGGTGCTTGATAACGTAACCGTTTTTGGGGGGCGTCATGGACTAAGGCTTCATGTATACGACCCTAATACTGGCGATGCTTCGCAAAAGTTTGTGACGTATGATAAAGATCTCCAGTTAAGAATTATGAGGGAAATGAGGTCTAGAACTGGCCATGTTAACCACGACAATACCTGGGTGAAACCAGTGATCAAGCCACAGGAATTTTGGGACGAATCGGCTGAGCGGCGAATGGTCCTGCGAGATCTGCAACGCTATTTCGGCAACGCCGTTACTATCAGGGGTAACTCAATTCGGTACATTTATTACCTGTCTGACGGTCGTATGGAAAACACTGCAGACGCCATCGGCGCAATGTTCAGAAAGCCACTTGTCTACAAGGGGCTTGTGGTTGCAACCGTATTCGATATCAAGGGACTTGATCCATTATACCCAGGGTATAATGTTGTTCACTGGCTAACGAAGCCAATGTGGGATGGCTTCCATACAAGATATCGGAAGATTCCAAAGGAATTCCCTTATCCAACTGGATTTGTCTGTTCGTATTGGTGCCAGCGCGAAGGGTACGGTTCGTACAATAACAAGGATATCCGAATTGCATCCATGACACAAGGCCAAACTGTAGGAACATGGGCAACGACTTCACTGAGGCTGTTCTGGCTAAAGCGGCAAGGCAAAGACGTTTTTGGAGATTTTGGACAGATATTCAAGCCAGAAAAGAAAAGTTCTAACCCGCTTGCATCCGTACCAATTCTAACAGCTATGGCCAATGCTATTTCCGGAGTAACTCCGTATGGGATGATTGGCCTGTACTGTGCGAAGTGTGGTATGATGCTAAATGAGCCATACGGGAAGTGTCCTGTCGCAAAGTGCAGTAGTACAAATTCTACATACGACATAGCGGGGAAAAATATGTGCGTGAAATGTGGAAAGTCCGTTCAAAATGTATGCGAATGTGGCGATCCGTACTGCCCATATTCGGTCTATGGATGCACTTGCGAATCTCCAAAATATCAGACGATGGGTGTGTCGCTCCACAAGAAGCAAATGTACGCACTGGTTCATGGCGTCAGTCCTGGGTCGAAGTCTAAACAGATTGGCCAACTATACCCGCCAATTACGATAGGAGGATGATATGGTAAATGGGAACAACATTTTGATAGTAGGCGCTGGATTGTTAGGCTCCATGATCGCTAGCCCTCTATGCGCTTTCTCGACCTCTCTCGATGTTCCGTTTGGAGTAACCCTTGTTGACTTTGACAAGGTTGAGAAACGGAACTCGCCAGGGAATCTCGGAGTTCCCGCGAGCATCGGCAAGAACAAGGCTGACATCCTTGCGCCTGTCTATGAAGCCGCTGGTCTTAATGTCAAGGTCCAGAGAGTGAGAATCACAGAGAAGAACCTGTGGATCGTGAAGGGTCATACGCTGATTGTTGGTGCGCTTGACAATGTTCCATCAAGGCAGCTACTCCTACAGGCGTCGCAAGAATATGGCATTCCATACATCGACCTTGGTCTATCACAGGTTGGAGGGGTTGTGTCGTGGTCGCACGGAGACGTTGTAACCATGCCATTTACAGGAATCGCGAAGGACTACAAGGTGTCTGAGGAAAAGGAACCTGCCTGTGCGCTTGTTGCAACGCGGGTGTTTTCTGCCTTGGTGACAGAATGTGCTGCAATATCAATCTTCATCTATATCAGTGGTCACGATCCTGTCGGAATCGTCTATCAAGATCGCGGAAGGGTTGCCGAGAACGGAGACATGGTGAATTGGGTAGTTGGTATTGGCGACGGCAGAATCAATACAACGGCACGGTGCATAACAGGAACAAGTGGCCAGAAGGAGGTTTCTGATGTCCCTAATTCCGACAAGTAAAGGTGATGGCAAGGGGCAAACCGGACTTGTTCCGGTTGTGGCAAAACAATTTTTCAAAGCAACTGCTGGCACGGTCAAAAAAGAGCCAGGAGGTTACCTGATCGACAATAATGGCACAATGCACGAAATTAGTGAATTTGCCGCCGAATCCCTTCTTGGGAACGTAGAGCCAGAAATGACAACCGGAGACAAGAAGCTTCCGGTATGGAAGGTCGATCCAGGGGGAGATGGGTTTACGTCAACAACATATCATTATCATGTGAATAGTTGTGTATATGACGCCACGAAAAAGTACCTGGAGGCACTTGGCCTTGGGACACTCACCCCTGGAGACAAGTATTGGTTTGAGCAGCACCCAAGGGTGAACTCTGATGGAGTTAACAAGGCAAATGTTCTGGCTGTCGCTCACGGGCTTGCAGTCCCTTGGGGCAAGGGAATTACCAAGGTTTATGTTCCAAAGATGTCAACTCTTGGAGATCAGCTAAAGGAATTTGCACAAGCATTGGGAATAAATCCACTGGCACTGCAAACTTACGGCGCATCGAATGATGACTTCATAGACGCTATGGGTTTTGATCCAAACGGTCCAGAAGCGAAGATGATTCGTGACACTCTCCGGTTTGAGTTTGTTGACGAACCACCAATGGTCCCATGCGTAGTTATGATGTCAAGTTCTGCCCAGGTGAAAAAATCTGGTGGGACTACAGTAAAGGGTCAATGGTCTTCAACGACAAGTGGAGTGGGCCATGCAGACTTTATTGGTCCAAGAGACTCAGTTCCTAAAAACTGGAAGATTGCGTTTCAGCTTGGACCTCTAGCTGAATACAATGAAGTAAATGGGGTGTCTATTAACAGATACTCAAACGCAAAAGTGGCATTCCCAGGAGAGTCGAAAGAAACAAGTTCTGTCCAAAGGAAATTCTCTATCTGGTCATCGCGTGTTGGAGGTAAAACGCTGAATGCCTGGGACAATGCAAGAAGGACGGCCAAGAATGCTGCGACCAGCGCCGTTCATAGGCAAGAAGTTACTCCGGCCACCACTGTCCAAAGTTCAAAAAGTACGTCTACTGCGGTAAGGAGATCCACCGCCTGTGGGAAGTGCGGAGGCATGGTTGTAGAGCTTGACGGAACAGCATATTGTTTGGCCTGCGATTGGTTTGAGGTTGAAGAAGAAGTACAGGCAGGCATTTCGGAAGTTTGCCCAATGTGTTACTCGGCTCTAGCCAATGGAATATGTATTGATAGCTCATGCGGGTTCAATGCAAGGCTGCACGTAGAGTCAACGTATTTTATCTGTTCCAAGCACAATGTCCCCTTGTACTTCTATCAAGCGGGAGGGGGGTATAATTATGTGTGTCCCGAATGTTTATTTGTGCAAAGGCGGGAACTTTTGACATACGTTAAAAATGAAGAGACTCACCCAAAGGGATTAATAACACAGATCAGGGAGTTTAATGACGGCAAGAAACCTGCGGATACACAGGCGGCTGGAAAAGACAATGGGGCCGACAATGCAATAGCCGAAGAAATAGACACTGGAGGTGATGGTGATGGAAACGACACAGAAGCCACTGCTGTATGATCTAGGTTGGATAAGTCCTTCGTCCTACTTTTCGTATTCAAGTGACAAATCCACAGTGTTTGCCCCCACGAAGGGAGTCCTTGTAAAGAACCCTGCGTCTAAAGGGATTATTGCAACATGCAGTGCAGTGGTATATCTTGACCTTGTGATACAAAGTCTAAAGCTCCTAGAAGACGCTCGGCCAGAGGTTTTCGCAAAGGAGGTTGGGACCGCTGTTAATTATGCCGACATTGTTACCGAAAAGCTAGCTGCATCTCTTGAATGGCAAAGGAAGCTCCTGGAATCAGCAAGAGAGATAGTTGTTGGAGTTATTACCGCTGACAGCGAAGCTTATTGGGCAGTTGGGCGTAAAAGCGTTAGCCGCAAAAAGGTTAGCGTTGAAGCGAAGATCAGGAAGCTGCTACCTGTCGGCAACTGGAATATATATCGCCTGAACGAAGAGGCTATGATATATAAAGTTCCAGCAAAGGCCAGTTCTGGCGAACGGACAAGTGTCATGGTGTCAGAATTGCAAGGTGTACAAAAGGCCATGCCACATATAATAATTATAGCCGACACGCCACATTACAGGAAGTACGCGGGGCGTACATTACTCGCGAACAAAGATGCGTGGAAGGGATGGCTCGATAGTGTCCCTGGCAATTCAAGGATTTTCTTGCATGGGCCATCTGGCATGACAGAATATTCGCCAAGTGAATTGATGAAGTCAACAGCAAAACAGTTGTACCCAATTCCAAAAAATGAGGATTATACACTAGCTTACTCGCCAATAATGTACCTCTTCGACATGCTCAAAGATGAGTATCCTGCAGGATTTACGGTAACGATGTATATAACTGCACACATGGATGGGATTTATGACTTTATAACCTTCATGAATAATTATCTTGCAGTTGGCGTGAATGTAAAAGTCAAGTTTATGCGCTTTGGTTCACAGGCACTGCAAGCCATTAGACGACTTGAATGGAAACTTGGGTATGCCAATTCGCAAGAATTGATTTACAGCTTTGACAATTACCGACTAAAAGATATGATGTTGAAAGTTGACCCAACATGGCCTTCCTTACGTGTTGGCATTGGTGCAAAAACAAACAAGTTCCGTGCGTTCAGGGTAAAGAGCCACGGCAGTAGCCTAGAAGAAGTCGCTAGCGAATTCAAGGTCAGTCCGGAAGGTATATTTGTTCAAATAAAGAGTGACATAGACTATAAACCTCCATATCTATGCACTATAAGGGGAGAAACTGTTGTCTCGAACACTGACATAAAAACACTGTCGTACTCTGGTTCTGTACATGGTGGAATAGTGACAGACACGAAGGTTGTATTGCCAGTGAACACGACGATATATAAATTCACTGGAGATATTGGTATGTTACTTGCAAACTAGCAGCTTTTGTGCTATAATGCTCCTGTATTAGTACGCTATATTACAGGAGGAAATTATGGCTCATAGTATTACAGTGCAGATGATAATGTCTGAGGCCCAAGAGATTCAGAAGTTGGGTCGCAGTATCTATAACGACGAATCGCTCGGAATCAATCAGTCCGCGTTTGTCGTGCTTCACGCACTAGCGTCTGGCGAATATAGATTGACGAAGGTAAGGAAAAAAGTGGAATCTCCGCCAGAGGAATCAGAGTAAAATCTGAACGTAAATAATCTAGTGCAAGCGACAGGCGGGGAATTACCCCGCTTGTTTTTTTGGAGACATGTAAGAACGTTACCAAAGGTTACGACGCAGTAATTTATGTCGTATGATAATACCAAAGAATGAGAGGTAATCTTATGGGCGAAGGTTTGTCGTACAGGGATATAATGAAGAAGCTGATTGACGCTGGACATCAGGCGTATCTTGTTGGAGGCGCTGTTAGGGATGCGTATCTTGGGCTTCCGATCAAGGATTACGACGTTGTAACAAGTGCTACTCCTAAAGAGATTCTCGACTTGTTTGACGGCTCTTCGATCATAAGTGCTGCATTCTCTGTGTCAGTTAACGTTCCTTCGATAGAGAAGGGTGACTTTGTAGAAGTCGTCACAATGAGACAGGAATCTGACGCCGATTATGTTGACGGGAAGCCTGTAAAGTTTAGCTTTACAAGCGACCTAACAGAAGACTTGGCAAGGAGAGATATGACTATAAATGCAATAGCTATGGATCATGATGGAAACATAATTGATCCATTTGAAGGTCGTAATGATATTGCAAAGCGAAGAATCCGTGCAATCGGCGATCCGGTAAAGAGAATCAAGGCTCACCCAATTAGAATGATGAGATATGTAAGATTCGCCACGTCTCTCGACAGCATGTATACTATCGAACCCGATCTGATCGAAGCTATTACCAAGTATAGAATCCTTATCGCAAGGGAGTCCTGGGATGCAATTGGTAAGGAGTTTATGAAGGGGCTTGAGTCTCCTATATCAATGAAGTATATACTGACACTAAAGCACCTTGGGCTTCTAGAGGTAATCTTGCCAGAAGTATATGCACTAAATGGCGTAACTCAGAATGTACACCACGACTTTGAAGACGTGTGGATGCACACTCTAAGGTGTATGGCGAAAGCTGATGAGTTGGGCTACAAGGCCAACAATAAACTTGCAGTTTTACTGCATGATATTGGGAAGCCAGTTGTTAGGCAGTACAAAAGCCGCGAATACGGGGCTACCTTTTACCAGCATGAGCAGGCTGGTGCTGATATTTCGGAAATAATCACCAGTCGGCTGCGATTGCCAGAGGATATTCGTAGGCTTATCTGGCTTTCGGTTAGGTATCATATGTATACAGTTGATTCTCCAGCAGCCGCACGTAGGTTTTTGAGCAAGATTGATCTCGGCGGGAATAACTCAACGGAAGAGCTTAAGAGACGTATGGCATTTGTCTTTCTAACACGCTTTGCCGATGTAAAGAAGGACCTTGGCGTTAACGGCAAGGATCAAAGCAAAGAACTTCTCAAGATAGAAAATTATGCACTCAATCTTGTAAATGCAGAGATTGACGCGAAATCCGTATTCAGGGTTACAGACCTGGCAGTTAACGGACACGACATAATGGAGGCCCTTGCGATTGAAGAGGGCAAGGAAGTTGGCGAAATACTAAATGTATTACTGCACGGAGTGATAGAAGGAAAGATCGAAAACAAGTCAGGAGTACTGTTAAATGAAGCGATCAATATCAAAAAGACAAACATCTTTACCGAACGGGAAGGTGCCAAGTTGGCCAATGGAACTTGATGAATATGAGGCACAAGGTCTAATAGACAGCTTTACCGAAACGGTAAACTTAGGTACGCTGGCTCTTATAGAAGACATCATTCGGGAATACAACACCACCGCTTCTGACAAGCTGCATAAAATCAGAGCGTTGATATTGTCCGAATAATTCTCAACAATGGTCATTATTTCCAGTATAATATAGGAGATAATGACGATTAGGGGTATCGTCCAATTGGAAGGACAGCGGTCTCCAACACCGCGAATTGGGGTTCGAGTCCTCATACCCCTGCCTCCCCTTCCGAATAGGGGTACTTTAAGTTAGGCTCTGCTTAACTGGAGAACGCACGAAGATGGGGGATGGCGGGGAACCAATCCCGCTGTCCCCCATCGGGCGGGAATGTAAAAATCTCTAGCGATGTGGAAAGTCGCAGACACATGGATATAGTCTTAGCCCAGGTGAACGTCACTCGGCATCACGCGAAAATTCATGATAAGTAGCGTGGTGTTACTAGGGGGGAGAGTAGCGGCCTCTTCTGACTGCCAAGCCTGGAGTTGGGGTAGCGTCCAACCTAGAGCGTAATGAGAGGAGTATGGTTATGGAGCGTACAAAGATTGTAGACATACCAGCCGCGCATAGGAAAATTGAGCTTCGCGTCTGTCCGTTTTGCGGGGAGATTGACTTCGAGCTAAACAGGTACGGTTCCACAAAAAACATACCGTATGTGTATAGTGTGTATTGCAGTACGTGTGGAGCAGAGGGTCCGTCACGCCTTAGCATAAGTGAGGCATTAACATTGTGGAATGTCCGCGCTGAAGATTAAGGGCGGGAGGTCTACTGTTGGTTGTGTAGCGTCGGTCTGTAAAACCGATCCCGCAGGGTAAACATCGCAGGTTCGACTCCTGCCCCGCCCACTAAAGGAGGTAATGATGAATAAGATAATAGTAAAAAACGATGTGCAGTTCCAAACGTGCATTCATGAGGGTGTTACTGCCGGATACGAATTCAGGTTTGTCGAATCTACCCCTTGGGTATCAAGACAAGGCGGCTTTGAAACAAGAGACGTGGTTTTGGAGCGTGTATCCGATGGAACCTTTTGGACCTATGTTGACATCAGAAAAGGCAACCATTACGAAGGGTGGGTTTATATTTATTCAACCCTAGAATGTTTCCCGCTGTACCAAGTCAAAAGGGAGGCGGGGGAATATAGATGGAGAATTGTATAGTACGGGAGTGTAGCCCAACTTGGCAGAGGCAACAGGTTTAGACCCTGAACAGTGGAGGTTCGAATCCTCCTGCTCCTACCTGTTTGGCAATCACGCATCAAGGAATATGCTATGGTGAAAATGAATATGAAAATCTCTGGAAGTTCTGCAGCCTTTGATGAGGCACTTGAGACGGCCAAAAAGACTATGGAAGAGTATGTTAATAAGCAAAACCATGAAGCGCCAGTGTTTTATGAGATAAAGGTTCCTCCAATCAAATATTGGACTACTGGTGTTGGAGCCGAGTCTTGGACATATTCACACGAAGCATCTTCGTCGTCGTCGTCGTCGTTTGGCTGGACTCCAGATAATAGTCCATTTCATGTATACAGTGTAAATAATGACAAGGCGGCAGGCAAAATGAAATTGCAGTCGAAGATCAAGGTAACGATAGAGCCGAATCCAGATGGTCCGTATACAACCGTTACTACGAAAATAGAGTTTGCTGACAATTTTATGGAAAAGTTCAACGGTTGTACCGGAGACGCCGCTACGGCAATTATGGTAGAGGTCAGGAAAGGGGTACTTGATGCTTTGGCAGATTGGAATAAAGAGCTTCACAAAAAGGGTGCGTAGCGCAATCGGCAGAGGCAGTCGCGTCAAGTCCGACATAGTGGAGGTTCGAATCCTCCCGCACCCATAAGGAGTATATTATGGACAAAAGGCAGATGGTAAGAGTTAAAGATCAAGTTCCTGTAAGGAATTTGTATTGTGCAAAGTGCAATCGGTTTCACGACTTTAATTATTCGCATGTAAAGATTTCTGGCGGCAGAACCTTTGTCGTATATTATGGGCTTGGGTGCTTTGAAGAGTACCTTGTCCAAGTTTATTTGGAGAAGTAAAATGTCGGCAACAAAAGACTTAGAGGGTGGAGTTTTGTTAGACACGCAAGAAGTTACAACGATTGAGCTGCTTCCTAATGAGGCTGCTCTAGTCTTAGCGCCAGATGCGGCAAAACTGGCGCTTCCGGACGGCGATGACGACGAAGCTTTTGTACCATCGCATGTAATGTTCCTAATCGGAGTCTATTTTATGTCAGAAGACGACGCCTTTGTCGAAAAGACAATTAGATTTGCACTTGACAAGCTAGAAAAGGCCAAAGCGGCCATAGCTGCAAAAGAGGCGGAAGATCAAGAACAGCCGCGCATAACTCAGTTGGAAGAGTAGCGGACTTTTAATCCGCGAGTCGCAGGTTCAATTCCTGCTGCGCGGACAAGGAGGCGAACATGAAAGACTTGAGGACACCCGTAATCGAAGCAGTCAGCGCATATGGGCCAGCCGTTGAAGCTCTGTATGGAGAGATAATGCAATACGTGATTGAAAAGCTTGGAGAAGAGGACAATCCGTGCATAGAGTCGCGTTCGTCTCAAGAGTGTATGCAAATCGGAGACCTTATTATCCATCACTTTATGATGGAGGTCTTCTTGGACTGGTTTAACTGGCAGTTTGACTGGAAGGAATAAAGATGATTTGGTTTTGGGGCAGGTGGGGTAGTTATCCATTTGTCCAAAACGGAGGTATTATAGGTTTTATCATAAACATATTCTTGTTTGTGATTTACACTGTTGGAAGCATTGTTGTCTTAATGTTGCTAGCTGTGGCAATAATTGTGCTGCTTATAACGACACTTCCGTTTTGGATTTGGATAATTTTCCTATAGGGGGTTATATGGACATAAGAGAAGCTGTACACAGGGCCATAGACGCAAGAGGGCAGGATATAGCTGAGTTGTACAATCAAATCTTAGACGAAGCTGTAGAGTTTGCCAAGTTAGATGATTGCCCTGAACATATGCACCATTCTGAATGTAGGATGGTTGGCGATTTGGTAGTATACCATATAGCACTTGAGCTATTTGAAGCATTTTTTGAAAGGCAATTGCCTTGGGAGGAGGAAGTCGTCCTGCCGTGGGAAGTGCCTTTGGAGGAGGGTGACAATGACAATAAAGAAAGTGACTAGATACATACCAATCACAATTATAATTATCGTGGTGTCAGTCGTGTTTGTTTTTCTATTGAATGGCTGCGGACCGCTACCGGAAGAGTACAACAACACGTCACGGATAACAGAAGACTGTGCATGGCAAGCAACAAATAGCTATCTTCAACTGCCAGGTTGTACCACATACACACTTAAATGCGGAGACAGTTACGCGAACTGTTTCCTTGTAGACTGTGGGCAGTATTCAACAAGTAGTTGTAAGTAACAGGAGGCTAACATGAGAGACTTTGAAATAAAAGGATTTGGGTTCCTAATGTGGTTTGTTATAACCATCCTTATAATCATCGTGCTTTCTGGTTGTGGGACGCCACAAGAGACAGTGGTTGAACAAACACCAATGCCAGTTGGAGAGATAGTCGAATACGATTACTCAGGATATAACACTGACGCTGAAATGGCAAAGCTGTATAGGGCAGCGGCAAGAGAAGCCACAGAAAATGTCACATGGGAGAGTATAAGCAATCCAACACTTGATTGTAGTGCAAGGAGGACACGTTACAAATCTGGCCTGCGTATTGTGGAGTGTGTATTTATCAGGTGCAATCAATATCCAGTTCTTAGCTGTGTTAATTGGTAAATAGTAATGGAGGCTTGGTGTAGTGGTCCAACATACCTGCCTGTCGAGCAGGAGCCACGGGTTCGATTCCCGTAGCCTCCGCACACACACAATTAAGGAGGTGTACAATGAGTGACGATAATTGGTCAGGTGGATATTATCCAGACAACTTGTTGGAATGGGTAAAGGTGTTTCATCCAGAGATTGCTGAGGTTTTTAATGCGTGGAACGATGTAAACTTTACACTTGTTCCTGGACAATGGGTAGAAACTCTTATGTGGGGGTTCTCTGGTGGCCCTGGCCTCAAATGCCAATACCTTAGAACGACAACGCAGAAAATTGACGGACAGGAGTGGACACACCTTCATTTTGGATATGTTAAAAGCACAGTTATAGAGGCAGAGACACGTTGGATGTTATCGCCTGATTCGCCGTATGCAAAAAATAACATATATCTTTCTGTGATGCCAATTGACGAACCGGAGGTGTGATATGAAAAAGTGGGTTATTGTATTGTTACTTATCGCGTTTCTGATAAGTGCGTGTGCAGGTGAATACGAAATTGTCTGTTGCAAACAATGGTGTCACGAAAACGGCGTATGTACGCCGAAGGTGTGCAAGACTGTTCATGCACCCACTTGTAGCGGAGTTGAATGGACAGTTGACACTATCTTGAAGTGGCCTGACAAGTATTAAGCGGGATTGCCTAGTGGTTAACGGCACAAGGCTCATAACCTTGCGGGAGAAATCCCTTCGGCGGTTCAAATCCGCCTCCCGCTATTAGGTAAAGGTGATTCTAAGCCCAAGCAGCTTCGAGAAGCGAATAACCTTACCGAAGTGGGGTAGCCTAGAGGACAAAGGCACTAGGGGATAACCTAGGGAGAGCAATCTCTTCGGTGGTTCAATTCCACCACCCACTTTTAGGTTGAGGAATAAGTAGGAGAAGCGCTGTCTCCGCCATCACACAAATAACGCTTATTGTTCAACCAAAGGCCCTGCTCGTACCAGGGCCTCCAACGGGTGCTAAAATAGAGGATAGGTCGCCCCCTTCGTGAAGGGTTTCACGGCGACATTGGTTCGATCCCAATCACCCGTTCTGATCGGCTATGTCGGATAACTGGCGTAACCAATTATACTCATCCTGTAATTGGAACAGGTTCGATTCCTGCCGTGGATGAACGTAGCCGATCTTTATCGGGGGTTAGTCTAGTCAGGTAGAACGCGCGGTTTGGGACCGTGCAGCCGTGGTTCAAATCCACGACCCCCGACCTGGAGGACGATATGCAAATTATAGGTAGAAATGAGGCTTCAAATATACTAATAGGTTTTTCCGAAGACGGTCACATTTGGAATGTACCATTTAGCAAGGCAGGAGAAATGTCCGTCCCTGAACTAGAAGCATTTTACGAAGACGTATTCGGATCGCCTTGCAAGGTTGTGCCAAATTTCACATTTACTGCAACATTGGTTCCTTATGCGTGGGCTTCTGCAAGTGAGTCTGGTAGTGTCTTGTTTGAAGATGTTGATGATGGACGCAAGGAGTTCAGGATGACACAGCGGCACCTTCTAGATCTCCTTGGGGCAATAATTGTTGGTACTGTGACCGTTGACAAGAAAAACGGCGGATTTTATGGACTGTATACATTCGACGCAAGGCAAAACATGATTGCAATTAAAGTGTATGATGGAGGCGGGAATGCCTAAAAAGAGAGAACGTGTTGTTGTAAGCCCTGGAGTGAATGCGGTAAGTTGTGGGCATTGTGACGATGGGACAATGTTCATACCAATAACAATGACGGAAATGGCAAAACTGCGGAACGGTTACACGATGGAAGTTACCGCTATTTGCCATATCGGCCACAGACAGAATATCAAGCTTATCGCATGGCCTTTAACATGGGGAAAGATGGAATTCAGTCGGACGTAGCTCAATTGGCAGAGCATCGCACTGTTAATGCGAAGTGTGGTGGTTCAACTCCACCCGTCCGAGTAGTGCGGGTTTAGCTCAGACTGGTAGAGCAGTAGCCTTCCAAGCTTCGTGTCGCGGGTTCGAATCCCGCAACCCGCTTAAAGGAGACATACAATGATTCACCTTACAGAAGAATTGATTGATAAAATAGAGGCTGTTAGAAACATTAGTTTCCCAGACTATATTAGTGTAAAATACAGTAACGGGAAGATTTATTTTAAGTTTAACGGAACTTATTGGGGAATCGTTATAGACGATGAGGGCGAAAAAGTGGGTCTATATTTTTACGGCTCCTTCAAGGGAGAGGTTGTAGATAAGGCAATAGCCTATATAAAGAATTGGACTGGAGCTGGCAAATGAGCGGAGTCGCGGTTGTTGGAGTTCACAGAGGGGGTACATCTGCACTTGCGAAAGTTGTGCATGGATTGGGTGCATACATGGGGGATAATCTTCTGCCACCTAGCAAGCACAATCCAGAAGGGTATTACGAAGAAAAGAAGATTGTTGATTTCCACGACAAGGTTATTGGTGGCAATTGGAGACTCCCGTCTATGAATCAGGCAGATAAATATCTCGCGGAGTACAAAGTTTTACTAGGCCCGTTTGTCTGGAAGGATTTATGGGCGATAAAAGACCCAAGGTTGTGTTATTGCCTCCCCCTTTTAATAAAGGCGGCTCCAGACATGAAGACGATTACGATTTATCGTGACCCATTCAATTCGGCAAAATCTTTAGCAAAAAGAAACAAAATACCATTTGAGATCGCCTTTATGATAACTATTAGGTATCTCGCAAAGATGATAGAAAATACGGTTAACCTTGAGAATGTGATGTCGATAAGATATATTGACCTTATTTCTAAAACAAATGAAGTGGTTGACTCTGTAGCGAGCTTCTTGGGAGTGACTCCAAAACAGGAGGCTTACAGTGCAGTAAAGCCAAGTCTCGCGCATTGGGAATTGGAGGACAATCTATCACTCGCAAGCGCATATCTTGAGGATCAATTCAAGAATATATTTAGGGGGATGGCGGAGTCTGGCTGATCGCGGCGGTCTTGAAAACCGCAAGCCCCGCAAGGGGTTCGGGGGTTCGAATCCCTCTCCCTCTGCCTAATAGCATTAGGCTCAATCGAAACTGGCCGAC